TTAAAACAAACTTATAATGCTAGTCACGGCAGAATAGAGCATCCATACAAGGCCGATGAGAAGCAGGCCGTTTTCTAAAATGGATAGAAGCCACCCGTATTTTCTCATATAGAGGGGCTGATTATATACCGGGGTCCGGCCCGGATACCCGAACGCATTTGATACCGTGGTAAACGCCAGGATAAAAACATACCAACGGGGAATAATGGGAGAGAACCACGCCACAATGGGGAATACGAACGCCAGAATGAAAGAAATACTCCTACATTTGGCAATAAGAATATGGCAGATAATGAAATAAGCGATCATTAAAAACAACTTGAAAATCATGTCACATCTCCTTTAACAAGGCAATAAATTGCTCCGGAACGCCTCTGTTCGCGCCCAAGTCATACAAAGACGTATCAGGATATTCAGACAAATACTGCTCGTTTAACAACAAGCTGACAGCAAATTTATTGGCAGTATGTTCTACTTTATCAGCGTTTACACTCATGGTATAGGTCTTTAGCCATTGAGTGTTGGCCGTGGGAGTGCAGAGAGCATGGCCCAATTCGTGAGCACACACAAACAGCAGCATGTTTTCCGGGGTCCGTTCATCGTCTATGATAATGAACTTTGAACGTTTATATTTCAGGTAGTTCCCCAGCTTTCCGCCCAGGTCCCCGTAAATGATGCGGATACCCAGATGATCCGCCAGCTTGAACGGATCATCTGTTTTATATTTGCGTATCAGCTGTTTTACTTTCTTTCTGACGTCCATGGCAATCACTCCTTTCGGAATTTCTTTGGAGTGTACTTCTTTTTGGCAATCTTTTTTGCCTGGATCATAGCTGCCTTAATGGTAGCTTTAAATGCTTCGATATCTTCCATATCTGCATTATCATCATAGGCAGCAGAAGAAACGGAGTTCATCATATCTTCTAGGTCGGATTCGATTTCTCTTTCTTCCTTGCTGGAAAGTCCGTTGTCCTTTTCCTTATCCCAGCCCAGGAGATAGGCAGGTGTTGTATTCAAGGCTCTTGCTAATGGTTCCAGGATCGTAATGGGAAGGTCTTTAATATCATCGTTTTCATATCTATAGACTGTGGCTTTGTTTTTGCCCAACTTTTTGGCCAGTTCTTCTGCGGAAATTCCTTCACGCTTACGACACTCTCTAATCCTTGCTCCAATGGTATCCATAAAGCCTTTTGCCTCCCTTTTTTATTTTCCTATATGCTATCATTTATTTCGCAAATATGCAATAAATAATCAACTGAAATAAAAATTTCGTCGCATTTTCCGCAAAAAATATATTGACAATGCGGTAGGAATATTTTATTATTGTCGTGATAAAAGTCGCATATTATGCGAATAAAAAGGAGGTGAAAGTTTTGGTCAATATCGATAAACTGAAGGGCAAAATTCGAGAAAAAAGATTCACTATTGGTTCTCTGGCTGTGGCTATCGGGATCAATCCCGCTACGCTGTATCGGAAGTTCGAGAACGGCGGCGTCAGCTTCACTATCGGTGAGGTGACGGCGATTGCTAAAGCTCTTAGCTTAACCTATGAAGAAATCAACGAAATTTTTTTTGCAAAGTTAGTCGCATGATATGCGACAAAAGGAGGCAGCACAATGAAAGGAATGTGGAAGCCCGTCAAGCGAAACGATTATTACATCATTTCCAACGGAATTGAGAACGTCCTCCGGGCAGAAATCAGCCGGAGCGGGTCAGCCTATTTGGTGACAGCCCAGTTCGGGACCGAGGACGTTGCTCAGCATTATGCAGACCTCATGAACAAAAAGGATGAGGAAGAAAATGAGAGAGCTAGCTGACCTGATTACGGAATACGTCAACACCCACCAGGCGGAATACGTGGCCTGGCTTGCCAATAAAAGGAGGAATAAAGATGGAAAAGAGATTGAGAAAGCATCCCCCGCTGTGGCTTTGCCCACTGCTGATTGTTTACATTCTCATCCGAGTGCTGTTTAGCTTTATCGGTGCTTTCTTTGACCTGATCTGTGAAGGCTTTGAAGTCCTGGGGCCCCTTTTCCAGGGAATCATGATTGGCTTCTTCGGGGCTGTAGCCATGTTTATCTTCGCCATCAACCTGGCGATCTGGGGGTGAAAATAATGAAATTCAATAAGACAGCTTCAAACGGGCCTGCTTTCAAGAAAGCCGAAAAAGCCCTGAAGGACGCAGGTTTCAAGCAGTTCTTTATCGCGGCCACTGATGGCGAAGAAGAACGGGAGGACATCGAACCGGACATCAGAATGACGTATAACCTGGGGCTGAGTATGGGCCTTGCAGTGTCCTCCGGGCTGCTGGTAAACACGATTAAGAAAGAAGAACTGCCTCCAGAAGTTGAACTGGAAGTTCTTCAAAGAGTAGTTGAGGTGATATTGAAGGGCATGGGATTCAACCATGCAGAAGTGAAAACCATTCTGGATCCTGGTCTTAAAGACATGATGAACTGAAAGGAGGCAGCCATGATTGAACGGGATCAAATGGAATCGGAGGAGTTCCGAGACGTAAGTGGAATTGCCCAGGACATTATGTTGGGATTCCTTGTGAAACTAAAAAAGAATCCCACTGATCCGGAGGCTCTGGAGTATTTTCAGTCAGCGGAATATTCCAGATGGTTCAACACTCCGTTGACCAAAATCTTAAAACTGTTGCCGGAAGCGGACCTGAAAACACTAGTCAGGAATGTGGAGCTAAACCATATTTCACAAGTAAAACCGGTGAAGGTTGAAAAGGTATGGAAAAAGTTCACCGGGGAACCGCGCACCAATGCCAGTAAAAAGAACGTGAAACCGCGGTTCACTTACTGCAAGCGGTGCGGTGAAAAGATTGTGCAGACAAAAAATGGGAACCGGAAATACTGTGCAAGCTGCGGCCAGTATCTTAAAAAGGAACTGGCTAAAGTGAATAAATCAATCCGGGAGAACCCGATTGAATCAGAAGATTTGTTGACTCTGTTCGGAGTCATGGAGAAGTCCAGAGCAGACTTCATCCAGGCAGCAAAAAAGATTGAAAAAATCCTGAGAACGCAAACAGAGACTATAAAAAAATCCCCGTGTGGCGACACGGGGAAATAATGAGAAAAGACTCTTACACAAGAGTTATAGCCTCATTATAACACACAGGAGGCAGAAAATGGCAAACAAGATGCTGGATATAAGTCGCTCCGGCTGGAAGGTGGCCAAGGATCAGGACGGCACGTACCACCTGGAACGGAACGTCAAGATGGTGCAGACGGTAAACTACACGGACGTTTACACCAGGGAAGGTACGGTCAAGTATTACGACAGCCGGGTCCTTGCACAGACGGATGCAAACTACATCAGCGGTTGTGAGAAGGAAGGCCGGGAAGGATACCCGCCGAAGAAGGAATCCCATGAAAGCTACATGACTTACCAGGAACTGATTGATTTCACGATTGCCTGGAAGGTCAGAACGCTTATGCAAGAGGAGGGAAAATCATGATAACTGTAGAACACGTTCCCTCCTTCTCACTGAGGAACAGAAGGAAAGCAAAGGGATACAAAACCGGAGCATCCTTTGCCCGTAAAATCGGCATAATAAGCGGAACCTGGAATGCTTGTGAATTGAATAACCGATTGCCCAGCGATTGCCTGACAGCTCAAAAGGTCCGTAAACTGCTGGATATACCGGACGATGTAACGTCCATAGAGCCAATGAGGTTTTCATACGGAGGACTGAGACCTGTGGTAAAGGTGGCAGAAGCTCCCGTGCAAGCAACGGATGAAGCTGCCACCCCCCCTTTTTAGAAACGTTGTTAAAACAACACCTTCAACGATTGACTTAATCGCGAAGCTGAACATAGCCGTTAAGGAAGTGCTCAGGGAAGGCAACGAGAAACAGCAACGAGAGATTATAGCCTGGATGAGAAGCTACCTCCTGGGACTGGAGGCCGGTATGGACGTAAGGAAGGAAGAACCATGAAAAACTGCAAGCTCATTATGAGTGTAGAACAGATGAAGGACCATCAAGCATGGCTGGACCTGCGTAACAAGGGAATAGGGGGCAGTGATGCCGGAGTGATTGCCGGTGTCAATCCCTGGAAAAGCGCTTGGAAGCTGTGGATGGAAAAGACCGGGCAGGCGGAACCGGACGATTTATCCGACAATGAAGCCGTTCTCTGGGGAACCAAGCTGGAACCGATTGTGGCAGAACGGTTTACGGAAGTCACAGGAAAAAAGGTCCACCGTCAAGGCATGGTCCAGAGCACCGAATATCCCTGGCTGTTTGCGAACGTGGACAGACTGGTAGTCGGAGAAGATGCCGGCCTGGAAATCAAGACGGCCAATGCGCGGGCGGAAGCGGCCTGGACTGACGACAAAGTCCCCGATTCTTATTATCTCCAATGCCAGCACTACATGATGGTTACGGGGATCAGCAAATGGTACATCGCTTGCCTAATCGGTGGCCAGCACTATGTGCAGAAAGAAATCCCGCGGAATGAGGAAGATATAAAGCTGCTTTTCCAGATGGAAAAGGATTTCTGGGAAAAGAATGTAATCGGCGGTGAAATGCCACCGGTGGACGGTAGCACCGATTGCCAGAAGGCTTTAACCGAAAAGTTCCACGGTGGCCAGACTGATCCGGTGGAATTTCCAACAGCTGCCGATGCTTTGAAAGAATATGACACAGCAAAAGAGAACTACGACACCGCGAAACTATTCTTTGAGGCGGCGAAAAACAGACTGTGTACGATTCTGGGCGACAACGAAGTTGGCACCTGCTCCGGGAGGGTATTCACCTGGAAAACCCAGGCCGGGCGGGTAACCATCAATCGAAAGAAGCTGGAAAAGGATTTCCCGGAGGCATACGAAGCCTGTAAAAAGGTTGGGGATCCTGTTCGGGTATTGAGAGTGAAAGATTAAAGGAGGAATAAATCATGACTAGTATCAATGGCGGACTTATGGCGAAACGGCAGGCACAAATGACCCAGACACAACCGCAGGCGAAAGAATCAACTGCGGCATTAATGAACATGCTGCTCAGCAAGGAAGGCTATCAGAAGCGGTTCGATGAACTGCTGGGTAAGCGGTCCCCGCAATTCATCAGCAGCATTGTGAGCCTCATGAACGCGGACAGCGCGCTTATGGATGCTTTCCACGATGCTCCTGTGACCATTATCCAGAGCGCACTCCAGGCAGCATCCTTTGACTTGCCGATTAACCCGGCGCTGGGATATGCGTACATTGTCCCGTTCCGCAACAGTAAGCGGAACCGGATGGAAGCCAGCTTCATCATGGGATACAAGGGAATGCTCCAGCTGGCCCTGCGGACTGGCGTATACAAACGGATCAACGTGGTGGATGTCAGAGCCGGTGAATTAAAATCTTATGACCGCCTCCGGGAAGATATTGAACTGGAATTTATCGAAGATGAGGATGAACGGGAGAAAGCGCCCATCATCGGGTATGTTGGCTATTTCCAGATGATTAACGGCATGGAAAAGACCATCTATATGACTGTAAAACAGCTGGAGGCCCACGAAAAGAAGTTCCGTCATGGCAATTACATGAGCCGTGGATGGAAAGAAAACCCGGACGCCATGATGCGGAAAACCATCATGCGCAAGCTGATTGGCAAGTGGGGCCTGATGAGTGTCACTTATCAGAGTGCGGATCCCTCCGTGCTGCGGGCAGCCCAGGCGATTGCCACCGGCACCTTCGATGATGAGGATAAACCGGACTATGTGGTGGATGTGAACGCCAGCGAAGCTGAGGAAGCTCCGGATCAGGAACGGCCCCAGTGCACCATTGACCCCGATACTCCTTTCACCCCTGAAGAACTGGGAGACAAATAACCAGGTGGGGAGATTTCTCCCCACTGAAAGGAGGTGGCAAGAGTGGGACGGCCATGGATCAAACTGAGCACCGGGATGTTTGATGATGAGAAAATCAAGCTCATCAAAAACATGCCAGAGGGACGGTCAATCCTGCTTATATGGGTCGAGCTTCTTTGCTTTGCGGGAAAAACTGATAACGAAGGTGTCTTTCGTTTTACCAAAGAGATTCCTTACAACGAAGAAATGTTTGCGAGTATCTTCGGCGAGAATATAACTACCGTAAGGCTTGCCCTGCAAACCTTCATAAAGTTTGGGATGATGGAAAAAATTGAAGGCACCTATGCTTTGACCAACTGGACAAAGTACCAGAGTGAAACGACAGCAATCGAAAGAGCTAAAGAAAAGAAGCACGAACGGCAGAAAAGGTGGAGGAAAAAACAGAAATCTCTACTTTTGGAAGCGACTTCTCAAAAAAGAGACGTCTCCGAGACGTCTCCGAGACCGTCTACAGACGTTAAAGAGACGCATACAGAATTAGAAAAAGAAAAAGAATTAGAAGAAGAACTAGATATAGAAGGTACTACTAAAAATAAAAATAATTGTTTATCAGCTGCTGCTGCTTTTAATAATAACTTCTCTAAGACAGAAGTAATAACAAGGGATCACAGTAAACAACCGCTTGTAGGGGTTGAAACTGTGGACTTCTACAACAAGAACGTATTTCCCCTTTCAAGCAGTTACGAGAGGGAAAGATTACTGGATCTGGCGGACGAATACGGAGATGAATGGTGTATAGCCGCTTGCAAGGAAGCCATAGACCATCAGGTAAGGTCCATCGCGTACATCGACAAGATTCTCCGTACCTGGAGAGCTAAAGGGTACAAGAAAATTCCTGATAAAAAGAGTGTCCCCGTACTTGATGAGCAATATAACGGCATTTCTTTTTGAGTTCAATGGCCCTAGCACGAACAAAAAATGGCCTAGGAAACGTTGAAATCAAAAACAGGTAGAAGTTTATGCGGGCGGTATGAAAACCGCTCAGAAACGAAATTTGGAGGAATGGAGGATGAGAAAAGTGAAAACAGTGTATCAATGTGAAACCTGCGGCTCAATCTTTAAAACCGCGGAGGAATGTGAAGCACATGAAAAGCTGCATATAAAGCCTCTGGGAATCTGCTCATACATGGGCAGCCGGATTCCTTATAAGGCCCCAGGAGTCAAGGATGAACTGTACCCGCACGAAATCCACGTGAGACTTTCAAACGGGAAAATGGGCTGCTATACCCTGGCAAGAGTCGTTGAGGATAGCGAAGGGGATGAGAAGCATGGAAAAGGCTGAAGCAACCGTCCGGGACGATGATTTCCGCGCCATGTTGGAACGGATCAGACAAAAGGCGGCCCAGCACAAAAACGTGGTGGTGCTGCCTCCGCCTCCGGAAGATGGGATCATCTGCCCCCGGTGCCACAACACCGGATGGATTGAAGTGAACAAGAATGGACGTACGTACATGGCCCATTGTTCGGAATGCTACGAACAAAGACAGGTAAACAGACGTTTGAAGCAATCCGGGATTAGCCCGGAAAATTACAAGCGGTATACCCTGGAGAGCTTTGACGGCAGCCGGAGTCAGACAGCTGCCAGGATGCTCAATATGGCTAAAGATTATCTGAGGTGCCACAAAAAGAACGGTCCCGGCTTTGGTATCTTCGGTGGTAGCGGCCTGGGGAAAACACACATCTGCATAGCGGTGTGTCAGGGATTAACCAGGCAATACGGGGAACCGCACTATTACTTCAGCTACCGGAGTGAGGTCCCGGAGCTTCTGAAAGCAGCCACCGGCTACCGGGAGGATTACGACGCGGCCATGAACAAGTGGAAGTCGGTGCCAAACTTGTACATCGATGATCTGTTCAAGCTGGCAGGGACGGTGAAAGATGGGCACCTTGCTGACGTGGACCGGGAAGAACTGCGGCTGATGTTTGACCTTATCAATGCCAGGTACATCAACCATCTCACCACGATTTTTTCCAGCGAGTTCCCGATTAAAGATATAACCGCGATTGATGCAGCTCTGGGGAGCCGGATCTACGAGATGATTAATCCCTACGGGCTGTATGTGACCGGAAGGAACCAGAGAATAGGAGGCTAAACCATGAGATTCAAGAAGTTGTTCCCACTGATTACAGATACGAACATCGAGGTCATTGGACGGGACGGTGAAACCATTTTAAAAGGGGAACCTGCGGCAATGACGTGGGACAGCATTGAAGAAATAAAAAACCGTGAAGTCACGGAGATCACGGCGTGCGAGAAAGATGGAGATGCGATCATGCTCATCACCATCATGGAAGAATGAAGGAGACGGAGACCATGAAATACAAGGTTTTGTATTTCCCCAGGGGCGTAGAAGTAAGGATCACCCCCGAATCTGTTGTGACAGATAAATTTCGGCAGCAGATCCGTGACTCATTCCGGGACTACACCTGGGGGACTCGTGAGGATTATCGCTACCAGGACAAACTGGCATACATCAATTTGATACGGGAAGAGAATTTCAAGGTTGATGCAGAGGACCTTATCAATGAGTACATCAAAGACCAGATATGGGATCAAGGCGAATTTAGCCTGGATGATTTTAAAGACTTTGAGACTCTTGGGAGCCTCATCAACGAAGGTATCGGCAGGAGCTTGCAAGACTGGTACCATTGGTCAGGAGATCATCATCTTGACGAACCAGCTTGTAAATTTGTACAGGCTGCCATTGAGGAAGCCATGAACTATCCAGAGAGCGACGAACCAAAGAAAATCAAAGAAGAGGGCAAAGACCATGACTAACACCAAAAAGAGAAAGAAGCTCCTCTGGGACGCGATGATGTTGATGAACGACACTCAGCGGTGCAAGGGCTGGTATGAGCCGCTGAAAAGTTACAAGCGTCTGCTTTTCCGTAGAGACGGCAGGACCATAAGAAAAGCGGCCATTCGAGTCACCTCTGTTTGATGAGGAGGACACGAATGGGAATGAATGAAGGCTTGAAAGATTTTTACCGCCGGCAGCGAGTATGCAGCCGGTGTGGGAAAATCTTTAGACTGCCGCCGCAAGGTCGGTATATCAATTTCATCAAGAAGCACGGCCACAAGCTGTACTTCTGCTCTGAGAGCTGCAAGCACAAGTACCTGGAGGAGGATGAAAAGCAATGCTGAAAGACCCATCGTTTGAACCCGGTGCAAGCTACGTCTACACATTCGGCACCACGGTATTCGACAGCTACGATGATGCAGAGAATGAACTGCTGGAAGTGCTGATCGCAGAAGTCAGCGATCCCGGAAGTGTGCCGGTGGAGCGGATCAGAGAAGCCAGGGAGAAGGCTGGAAAAGCCTACAAAAAGCTACTGGAGGACCGGAAAATCTATCAGGAGGTGGACGAGGATGTCGATTGAAGAACCGACAAAGGATGAAACTATTGAACTGCTGGAACTGGAGAACCACCACCTGCGCCAGGAAATTGACCAATACCAGGCAATCATTAGCCAGCTGTGCACGAAGTGCGATGTACAGCGGATGGTCATTCAAGCGCTGACGAAAGGGGACAAGGACAATGAGAAACCTGCATGAACTGGACAAATACCGGCTTCCGAACGCGGTGTTAATCAGCATCTCATTTTTCGGCGGTGATCCGAAAGGGAACGGAGTGTTCCGGGTGCGGACTTTCAAGAGCGGGCGGCGCTTTCAAGTGATCGCTACGGACGGTGGCGGCTGGGATCATGTTTCCGTGACTCCACTGGACAAGCCAAACAAGATTGCCACCTGGGACGAGATGTGTGAAATCAAAGATATGTTTTTCCTGCCGGAGGAAGAAGCAATCGAGTTCCATCCGAAGAAGTCAGAATACGTCAACCTTGCCAAGAACTGCCTCCATCTCTGGCGGTTGAACGACGGCCGGGAATGGCCGGACCCGTACAAAGAAGCAGAAGCACGGAAGGACGAGGACGAGGCGAGATTTAAAGAACGGGTGGGACTGTAATGATGATGTTTTTCAGAGTCTGGTCAATCGGCTTCTTGTGGCTGATCCTGTACTGCGGTATGCCGTGGAAACAGGATGAGCTCATGGCTATGGGCCTTATGTACGGCTTGATTTGGGCAATCGTCGAAATCGTGAAAAGTGAAAAGTGAAAAGATAAGTGAGAAAAGGAGAAGCAAAAAAATGGAAACGAAAGAAGATGTGCTTTTTCAGCTGATGTGTAGCGAGGACCATTTGCGAGATGCTGCGGAAGGCTTGCAAAAGATCAGGATCAAGCTCCGGAAAGGCGAAATCTCCGTTGACGAAGCGGTTGAAAAAGAAGCCGTTCTGATTGATGGATTGCCGAGATAAGGGGTAGAAGGGTTGAAAAAATACGAATTCTCGAAACGAAAGGATGGTTGTGATGAGAAACAAGGCGACGGAAAAACTGCTGGCTCTGGTCGCACGGCATCCGGAGCTGCCAATCGAGGCATTGGTTGACAGCGAAGTGGTAGCTAACGATGATTTTAATACCTGGTGGGGAGATGTTTTTGACGTATCAATCGAAGAACTTTGGGGAAACCCGAATGAGGACGGCAAGACTTGGACCAAAGATGAGGCATTAGGGGACGTATTCGATTTTGCGGACTATAACAGTGAATATCTGGGCGATCGTCACGACGACTTTGAACAGATGTGGGATATGGACGACAAGGAGGCCGAAAGGGTATTCAAAGAGTGGATTAACGAAATTCCCTGGAAAAAATGCATTGTCTTGCACGTGGGTACGCCAGACAGCCTGTAGGAAGGAGAATGAAGAATGAATAGAATCATCTTAATGGGACGTTTAGTGAAGGATCCAGATGTGAAAGTCACCACCAGCGGGAAAACGGTATGCACGTTTACCCTGGCGGTTGACAGACCGTTTGCCGGAAAGGACGGAAAGCGGGAAGCGGACTTCATCAACATCCAGACTTGGAACAAGACTGCGGAAATTGTCGGCAATAACCTGAGCAAGGGGCAGCGGCTCCTGGTTGAAGGACGTTTGCAGATTAGAAGCTATGATGGCAAGGACGGCCAGAAACACTATGCTACGGAAGTTGTCGCTGACCGGGTGGAATTTATCGAGCGGCGCGAAAAAACCGCTCAGGCAGCGAATACGGCGCCCAAGCAGGGATTTGAAAGCATGGGGCAGGACGTAACACAGACTTTCAACGAGGAAATTCCGTTTTAAGGCAGAGAAGGAGGAAGCAAGGACCAGAACAGCATGGTGTTAGAAGATAAGGGGATTTTGGAAAAGAACGCAGAAGGGAGAAAACAATGAGTGTACAATTAATCGACATCACACCGAACGCAATGGAAAAGCTGGCTCTGGTGGCGTCCGTCTGCTACCAAAGCCAGCCTAGCGAGAGAGTTGTTAAAAAGATTCTAGAATTAGGGCATTGGAGCGTATTTGAGCATTGCTACGCAACATTTAAAATCGACATGAGCGTGGCCGTGCTGCTGCAAATTACAAGGCACAGGCATCTTAGCTTCACCGTCCAGAGCAGCAGGGCCACGGAGCTTACAGATTTTTATAAACCGGATGATGAACGGGTGCTCGATACCATTGAGGAAACGATGACGCGGTACCATATCAGAGTGAACTCTGGCAATTATGAACGCGGCGAATTGCTTTACATGCTTCCCAAGGCAGCTGCCTATGAGGTGTATGTGACCGGGAACTTCCGGGCGTGGATGGAGTATTTACCGAAAAGGATGTGCAAGAGAGCATTGCCGGAACATCGGGAAATTGCCAATAAAATCAGCCGGATTTTGACTGCTGAATACCCGGATATTTTCGAGAAAATCGGGCCTAATTGCAAGCGGTGCAACGAGAAACGGTGTGAATACGCGGGCTGGAAACAAGGGAAGGAAGGGAACGGAGAGAATGAGAAGAACGACTAAATTACCGGTGGTTAAAATCAAGGTTTTTCCCGGCGGGCATTTGCCCGTCAAGAAAACCAAAGGCGCGGCGGCCTATGACTGTTACGCCCGGATTGATGGGACGGGGGAAGATCAGTATTACGACCCTGACTGCGAGCTGCATTACATCCCTGGCATTAACGGCGTTACGACCAAAACGCCGTTAGGTTTTGCCCTGGAGATGCCGGAAAACGTTCACGCGCTTATCCTTGCCAGATCCAGCATGGGGGTGAAAACGAAGCTGGTTTGCCCCAACGGCGTGGGGCTGATTGACAGCGACTACCGAGGTGAAATCTGTATGCTTTACAGAGAGCTGGACCCGGATTACGACGCCACGAGTTGGAACATGGAGGACGCCATCTATGACGGCGACCGTATCGCGCAGCTGCTGTTTAACGTACCGGTTGAGCTGGTGCAGGCGGACGAACTGAGCGAAACCGAACGGGGCGCGGGCGGCTTCGGCAGCACCGGGGTGAATGACGAGGCCACAAAATGAACGTGCCAGAGATATACGCCATTTTCCTCATCTGTTTTCTTTCCGGAATCTTCGTAGGAGCCGTGCTTCTGGCCTTCTACGATGCTTCGCACGAAAACGACTGGCGGAGTGTGGAGCAGTGGCTTGCCGACATGAGGAGCCAGAAATGGAAAATGAAGCGCTTCGGCGAGAATCTGAGCTTTTTGAAGCGCTACTGCCTAAAGCACAAGCGTCCCGCTGACTGTGCCGGATGTGCACTCAAGGGGAAGGGACACTGCATCCTGCATGATATGCCTCAGGTATGGGAAACGTGGGACCTGGCGGAACGACTGGCCAGAGCAGCAGACGAGGTGGAGAAGAATGGTAAACGGTAAGCGTAAAGGGAAGGCCGGAGAGCTGGAAGCCGTCAGGCTGTGCAAGTCGGAAGGCTATGAGTGCCACCGAACAGCCCAGTTTTGCGGGAACAATGAGGAAGGGGCGGCCGATATTGTCGGCCTCCCTGGAATCCATGTAGAAGTCAAGCGTGTGGAGCGGCTGAACATTGATGATGCCCTGGAACAGAGCAGCAGAGACGCAGCAAAGACTGACAAGGCTGTTCCCATTGTGCTCCATAGGCGGAATAATACTCCCTGGAAAGTGACCATGGATGCCCATGAGTGGTTCCGCCTGTACCGGGAGTGGGAAGCAGGAGGGAAGCCATGAACAATTGGCTGTGGAAATGGGGACCGATGATTGCTGCTGCGGCAATCTCTTTGCTGGTGATGTGGTTCGTAGTTATGGATTTCATCATTTTGTATTTGCTTTTTGGACGCTGAAAGGAGTGCGATGAAATGAGACTGATACGAATGAGAGATGGGCAATACATCAATCCATGGTATGTCGTACGCGGCTGGGTAGAACAGAGAATTGACGGCATATACATGTTCTGCGTGAAAATAGGGGACGAGACAGTTTGCGGAGATCCGCATGAAACAAGAGATCAAGCACAGAAGGACTTGGATGAGCTTTTTCAGACAGCTGCCAATAGCCTGGGAGATTATCTGATGGGAGGGGGCGCAGAAGATGACACAGGGGATTCAAATTCCTGGTGTTAGCCGTCAGGAGCTGAAGCGCATCAAGGCCATGAGCCTGCCTGATTTTAGGCTTTGGCTGCTGGAATACAGCAGTCAGATTTATAACCTGGGCATCAGCGACTGCCGGGATGCCCTGCGGGCGGAGTTTGGTTTTGGCGAGGTCCGGCTTAAGCGGATGACTGATCATATCCAGCGGTCCATGGCGGATTTCGCAAAGGAGGACGCGAATTGAAAGATCAAACCTATCCCATCCCGCAGTATCGGGGCAAGAAAATCGGACGCCTGGAGATTGTAGATATGTGGGGCGGCCATCAGGATGTTCCGGATGAGGTGCTGGCCCTGGGGCGCCGGTTTGGGCTTGAGCCGGGCGCTTATGCCGGAGATTTCCTGACCGCCCAGCTTTTGGCGGGTCGGCAGAACTATAAGGCAGATCTGCGGTGGACGCCGGATGCCGGGTATGAGTTTATGGTTTTTAAATGCGACCGGAATGGCCACGTATCATCCGGCAGGAGCTACTACGAGGGGCATCGGTATCCTAACGTGACCCTTCCAACCTTTTTGTGGTACATCAACGATTTTGCGAAGGGAGGCGGGAAAGAATGATTAGCGTAACGGGAGCACTCCAGGCCAAGATAGACCTGCATAAGGCCGGAAAGCTGGCGCGGAGACTGAACACAGAGATGAAAAGATATCAGGCTGCGGTGGATGCCGGGGCCGACTACGGAATACTGCTTGACGCGGCCGATGAAATCATGGACACCGTTGATAAGCTGAAGGACGTCAAACATGATCTGGTCAAGACGGGAAGTGATGAACGTGATATTGCTATTTCCAGCAAGGGGAAGGTGTGAAGCTGTTAAATGACGTTGCAGATTTTAGAGCTGTTTGGGGGAATCGGCAGCCCCAGGGTGGCGCTGCGGGAAATGGGAATCCCGGTTAAGTCAATCGACTATGTAGAGATAGACGAAAAGGCCGTCCGTTCCTACAATGCGATTTTCCGGAACGAACTGCCGTATAAGACGCAAGACGTAAGGGGCTGGAATTTGAAGCCTGACGTGCTGATCCATGGCAGCCCCTGCCAGGACTTTAGCATCGCAGGGAGACAGAGCGGGGCGGACCCTGGAAGCGGCACACGGTCCAGCTTGATGTGGGAGACAATCAATATCGTGCAAAATATGGGCATCTGGAAGCCGCGAATCATCATCTGGGAAAACGTGAAGAACGTCCGAAGCCGGTACATGGTACACAATCATGAACGGTACATGGTGGAGCTTGCCAAGCTGGGATACACCAGCAGCTATGCTTTACTTGATGCGCGGGATTTCGGACTGCCTCAGGCCCGGAAAAGAGTGTTTACCGTTTCCGTCCTGGGCAGCAAGAAGTTTGACTTCCGGAAGATGAAGCAGAAGCCAATGGCAAGCATCAGCGGTTTTCTGGAGCAAGGCCCGGTTGACGATTACTACCGAGTTAAGGCCCCGTCGATGGTCAAGGCCATTGGAAAGACGGGAACCATCAAACGGCTTCCCATCATCAAGGACTATTGCTGGACCATCACGGAGCGGCCTGACAGGGCTCCTGGAAGCGGTTGTCTGCCCATCACGAACGGGCAGTATCGGTATCTGACGGAACGGGAGTGCTGGCGGCTCCAGGGATATCGTGATGAAGATTACGAAGCAGCGGCCCAGGTTAACAGCCGGAGAACACTGTACAAGCAGGCTGGGAACAGCATCCCCGTGCCGATATTTGAAAGTATGTTCGATGTTCTTCTATGAACAGGAGGGAAAACAGAAATGAAAGCGTGGAAGAAATGGGGCCGCTTCCGCTTTAAACGGCCACTGAATGCAAACAGCTTAAAGGACTTGCGGGAAATACGCCAGGGCTTCAAACAGCACAAAAGAGCACTTTCATCTGCACGTCCCCGGGGATTAACGAGATTCTGGCAGGAATACCGGTTGGTCATGAAGAAACGGGCGTGGGCCTTTACCATGTATGGCAGCGTGTCTGGGAGAATGAGAACGTTAAAGGCTACGTGTGAAGAACGTGGTACAAGGCTGAGAAAGGAGAAAACATCATGAGTGGAAAGAAATGGCCGTGGATTGCTGTGGATGTTAGCGAGGTTTTAGGCGAGGATGGAGTCTTTATCGTGTTGAGACAATGCGAGGATGGTTTCCCGGAAATCGTAGCTTGTTATGAGGATGCAGCGGACGCACAAGCAGAAGCGGACGAAAGGAACGCCGAGGAGGAACAATGAGAGCATGGAAAAAATGGAGCGATAGGCGAGAAAGTGAGGAGAAATGAGAGTAGACAAGATGATATGCAGAGCATCCCTGGAAACCTGGGCAGAAGTGGTAAGCACCAAGACCACCGATTCACAAGAGACGGAAAAGAAGCTGTTCAGTGACCAGGTTGGGAACCTGACGCTGCGAGGACTGCACAAGTTGGCTGAATTTGATGTGCAGCTTTTCCAGGTTTTAGAAGCCGGGCACATCTTTATCCTGGCTAAACCTGCGATCTGGATTAAGAGAATGGGAGGTATAGCAATGAACGGTGAAGTGAAATCTCATTTTCAGAGCCTGTCAAACCTGCTGGGATCAGCAGACACGGAGTTTTCATACCTTGCCGCGAAGCTGAGCTATAATGTCGAATCAAAGCGAACACACGGAGCCATAATCCAGGCGATCACACGAATGAAGAAGTTAAAAGAACAGCTGGAAAAGGAAGAAAGCTGGTTTGAGGAACAGCTAAATGAGGAGGAAAATAAAAATGGCCAAGATTAGAGGAATGACTTTTGGAGAAGCCCTGGAAATCGTGAAGGCTGGAGGACGCTGCGCGCGCACTCACTGGAACGGGAAAGGACAGTATATTGAGTTGGCCACTGACATTTCATATCAGAACAGCGGTTGCAGGTGTACGCCTTTTCACGAGACCAGCGGGAACGCTGCCATTGTTTTTGTCGGTAAGTCCGGAACACAAGTGGGCTGGCTGGCAAGTCAAGCGGATATGCTGTCTAACGACTGGTATGTGATCCCGGAAGAAAATCTTGAATGTACTTCCGATAGGCCCCCATTCGACCCAGAAAGTGATATGATCCACCGGCCCAACCACTACACGTGGCGCGGCGGAATGGAGTGCATAGATATTGCAGCCGAACTTTGCCGGGGCCAGGACGGAATCAAGGCTTATCTCATCGGCTGCGCGGCGAAATACATTTACCGTTATCCGAAAAAGAACGGCCTTCAGGACCTGGACAAGGCTATTGAATGTCTCAAGATGCTGCGGGAACGGGAGGCCAGGGAAGCTTCAACGGTAAAATGAACGGAGGTGGTGGCATTGAGCCAGGCCGAAGAGACAATAGAATTCTGCTTGTCGTATAAGCCGCAAATTGAAGCTGCCGTCCTGGAGGCAAAAATGGGAACGGGGGGCGGAGGCCATACTGGAGGGCTGGGAAGCGGACACTGCCGTGTGTCTGATCCGACAGCAATTAAGGCTATACGGCTGCTTTCCCCCGTTGCTGCCGTTGACGTGCCCTTCGGCCCGTACATCGCCGGGGCCAGGGAAAGGGTGCATCTGCGGCATCCGGAAAAATGGCTGGCGGTGGTCAGTGCGGTTGAGCAGCGATTTTTGACCGGCAACGGCAAGACTGCGGATTTCTACCGCTCCCGATATAGAGACAGAGACCTTTGGAAACGGACCTGCACGGAGCTGCACATCACACACGGGATTTACTATAACCTCCGAAAAGAAGTAATTCAGTACGCAGCTCTATATGCAGTCAAATATGGGCTGGCGGAGCCGACGCTATACGGATTGAAGTTGGTCAAATGAAAAAGCCCTGGTGGGAACATCCACCAGGGCTTATCTTTATCTCTTTTTCATCCTGTGCAGTTTTTCAACTATGAGCTTTTCGGCCCAGGCTGGAGGGATCCGGATTCCCATTTCCCATTTTTCGATAGTGCTCTTTGGTATCTCCAGCTTTTCGGCCATTTCTTCCTGGGTGAGGCCCGCAGCTTTGCGGGCCTCCTGAATCTTTGTGGTCATTTTTAGCCCTCCTCTACCACGAAGTCGTCCGGCCAGTAGAGGTCGCAGTCTTCTTTGTACTTTCCCGTGTAGTCTTTTCCGTAGGCCCCGGTGATGAAATCTTCCGGGATCACGGAAGCACTGGCGGCTTGGGAAGCGTAGGCCACCGGGACTGCGATGATGTAGTCAACCCAATCGGCGTTGGTTGCGTCCTTATCTGCATCCAGCCATTCGTCCAGCTTTGCCTGGGCCTTCCGCATGGAATCGAAGGAAGCACTCTTAACGAAGGCATCAGATGTCTCGGCCTTGGTGATGTATGTCATCACCAAGTGGCCGTCCCGAACCACATCCATGCTGTCCGCGTCATTGAGCCAGAATTCCGGCAGGACAATGGTCTTATCATAGTAGGTGAAGGACTCACCGTCTTCCGGATCAATGGCTTCATCCGGGATCTGAGCGATACTGACGAATGCCAGCTTAGTGCCTTTCTGATCCTGGCGGTCTTCCCGCTCAAATCGGCTGGTGTACAGCTTTGCAGCTTCTTCCAGGGAGATGTCCAGCCCCAGGACGGTGCTAAACATGTCACCACAGCGCTTGAGAAAAACGTTTACGATAGCGATAGTTTTCATGATTTTTCTCCTTTCGATGGGTGGCGGGGTGATTAGCCCCGCCTTTGGTTTACCGCTTTGCGTATTCTGCCAGCTTTTCGACGATGGCGTCTGTGTCATCGTCCGTCAGGTCGTATTCCTTTTGGATGGCATCCCGGTCTTCAGCTCTCCATCCTCCATCATAGAGGGAAGCAGCTTCGGTTTCCAGGTCTACCGGATCAGTGGCCGGCCGGTCTTCGATGCTGTAGTCGAGCTCGTAATCAGGATTTTCCGGGTCATAATCTTCCGGGTAATCAATATCCTGGTTGGTGCCATCCAAGTAGCTCTTTGCGTAGTCTACAAGATAATCCACATCGTTAACCCGATAAGCATCCAGGTCTTCGTTGTAGCTCTTTCCGGTGCAGGCGTCCTCGAAGAAGCCCTGGCTAAAGTCCTCGCCGCTTTCAGCTCTCATCGTGATGTCCAGTACCCGGTTGTTGTCGTAGAATCTAGTCATTTTTAATCTCTCCTTTTCCTGGGAGCTGTGCTCCCTTTTGCTTTCTTGGCTACATTCTACCTCCCATTGGGAGGTGAGTCAACAATTTTCTCCATTTTGACTACAATTTATTTTTCACGCCATTCCTGGAATGGATTTGACAGCTTCTTTAATATGCGCTTAAAATGAGACAGGCACCGTGGGTGGATTTAACCGCATATGCTGATAGGGAGCTGCTAAGCTCCTTTTTTTGTTGCCATGACTGACTGCTGCGCGGATCCATCCAGACGTTGCCCCTCATGGTGCCCAGGGCTTTTTTCGAAAACCTCCTTTCACCCTGGGCATCTCTTTGATACGAAAGGAAAACAGGCATACATAAAAGCAGCCCATCACGGATCTGATCTCCGCGGGGGGCTGTTTCTTTTGAGCTGAGGTTGACGTGGAAAAAGACAGGCCCAGCCGGGATTTGGTCGAGGGTTATAGATATAGTATATGACTCTCGGCCAAAAAAAACCTAAAAATATGCGCTAGAGGCTGATGTAGCCTAGCGCCAAAGGACTTTCAAAAAGATGACGATTTCCGTCATAAAAAACGGCCATATATGACAGTTTTAGGCCAATTACAATTCACGAAAACAAGGAGGCGATATTGTAATGGGGAAGCGAGAAACAATCCTGGAGGTTCGGGAAATTGACCAGGCAACCGGAGAAGTGATTGCTTCCGGGCAAAGAAAGAAATGGTTTTCTAATTTTCGGGAAAACAAAGGGTACCTTTTTAAACCTCAGGCGCATTTTGTACGTGTGTTCACGGGCATCAAGCTACCGAAAGAGGTTAAAGCGAAGGACGCGTACAGGCTCTATCAGCTCATAGACAGGTTGGAAAACGGAACGAACCGTTTAATCTACCACTCTGATCATATCAATAAGAGCATGCATATCGGCCATATTGCCGATTACCTGGGCATTGCTTATGCTTCAGCGTCCCGGTTTGTGACCAGAATGATTCGGGCCGGAGTCATGGCCAAAGGAACCATCAAGGTTGGAAGCGAAAAGAACGTTGCTTACTACTTCAATCCCCTTTACTATATCCGGGGCAAATGGTTGACTTATGAGCTCTATACCCTGTTCCAGGATCAGCTGGACCCGGTCCTTCCCACCTGGGTAAAACGGAGATTCGCCGAAGCTCATCGGGATCCGGAAGACGATGAAGGAATCGATGTTCCAGGCTATGAAAACGTGGGTACTGACTATAAGACCAGCAGTTAAAAACCGCCCAGAAACGATTCTACGCGCCGTTCTGAGTGGTTTTCTTTTGGAGGAAGGAGGTGATAGGGGATGAAGAAAAGCATACGGCAGACGATATACAAGCTGTGCAACGGTCTGAGGTACAAGCACCATATCATAGTGCTGTATTCCGTCCGGCAGTGCTGGAGCACACAGAATGACTGCGTTATCAAGGTGCGCTCCCTGGACCTTTACTTCCCTCCAACCGGCAGTAAGGTGAACCTCTACCGGGGAACAAAGGAAGCCCAGGTACTACTGAAGCTTGTGGATTTCTGGAGCTTCATTGACAAGGAAGGAGGTGATCCAGATGATTTCATCCAGCGGGAAAACCGCAGACGAAAGGAAGAATGGAAGAAACGGCAGGCAGCCGCAGCCACCGGAAAAGGAAGCTGACTTCCAATTCCTGGCCGGTTCCATTTTTGAAAAGAACCGCACGGCAGCATACCGCAAGGCATATGGCATTGATGAAGACCACTATGACAGAAACGACTGCAAGCGGGCAGCTGCCCTCCGAGAAACGTTCCTTTCTACGGAAATCGGGCAGGTTTTCATGAAAGGCGTGCAGATCGGCCTGGGCATGAATCCTACCATTGCTGATCCGGAGGAGGTGCTGGGATTCCTCAGCGCCACCTTCCGCGGAGAAGTTAAGGACCAGTTCGGTCTGGATCCGGCACTGTCAGACCGTATCAAGGCAGCCGAAGACATGGCCAAGCATCATAAGCTGCTGACCGACTCTTTAGAGGTTAAAGCCGACAGCAGCTTTGCCGACGCGCTCAGCAGGGCACGCAGGCGCGCAGCCGAGGGGGAGCGTGATGCTCCGTGAGAGGTTCCAAAGGCAGCGGTGAGTCGCTCAGCCCGCAGCAGATGAGCCAGCTGGCGGAGCTTGCGGCCGGTTTCACTCATGATCCTGTCGGCTTCGTGTGGGCTGCCTTCCCCTGGGGAGAGCCGGGGCCTCTGGCGGACCAGCGGCCGGACCCCTGGCAGCTCAGCCTATTGGATGATGTAGGCAAGGGGCTCAAAAGCCCGCAGCAGGTGATCCAGGAGGCGGTGGCTTCCGGGCACGGCATTGGTAAGTCGGCGCTGGTGTGCTGGCTTATCATCTGGGCCATGAGCACGTTCGAGGATTGCAAGGGCGTGGTGACGGCCAACACCCAGAACCAGCTGCTTTCCAAGACATGGCCGGAGCTGGCCAAATGGCACCGGCTTTCGATTACAAGGCCAATGTTCACCTACACGGCCACATCTTTCTTTAGCGTGGACCCGGAGCACGAAAAGACCTGGCGTATGGACGCGCTGCCGTGGTCAGCTCAAAACCCCGAAGCCTTTGCAGGGCTGCATAACCAGGGCAAACGGATTCTGGTTGTATTTGACGAAGCATCGGCCATTGACTCAGCCATCTGGGAAGTTGTAGAAGGCGCCCTGACTGACTCCGGCACCGAGATTATATGGACGGCCTTTGGGAACCCAACCCGGAACAGTGGCAGATTCTATGATTGCTTCCACAAGTTCCGGAGCATCTGGCATACCCGGCAGATTGACAGCCGGGATGTAGCCATTTCCAATAAATCTCAGCTACAGCGGTGGATTGACCAGTATGGCGAGGATACCGACATCATCCGCGTCCGAGTCAAAGGCCAGTTCCCGCAGATGGGCGACTCTCAGCTAATCAGTGTGGATGATGCCCAGGCAGCACTAGACCGGTACAAGACCATGGACCCGGAAGCCTTCAAAGACTTACCGGTTATTTTCGGGATTGACCCGGCGTGGGAAGGCGACGACCTTTTGGTATGCTCCATGCGCCAAGGGAACTACAGCAAGGTACTTTTCACGATGCCCAAGAATGACGACGATTTCCGGACGGCCGGGAAGATCGTCGCACTGGCCCAGGAGCACAACATGGCCCACGGCTTCATCGATATGGGGTACGGCACCGGCATTTATAGTTGTATCAAGCATCTGGGATGGGGAGACCGGTTCACGCTGGTTTCCTTTGCCGAGAAGCCGGACGATACCTACTATCTCAACAAACGCGCCGAGATGTGGGCAGGCATGAAGAAATGGATTCACGAAGGCGGCGCCATCGAAAGCCAGGAAGTCTACAACGATTTGATTGGACCGGAAGCCTTCATCAATGGAAGCGGTCGGTTCCAGCTGGAAAGCAAGAAAGATATGAAGGAAAGGGGACTCCAATCCCCAAACTACGGTGACGCACTGGCGTTGACCTTTGCGGCACCTGTGTCAACGGGGCAATTTACCCGTTTTAATTCCCTCCGAAAATCCGGCAGAATCCGGAAGTTCGGTTCAATGTAAAGGAGAGTGATCCAAACCATGACGATTCCTTACGCATTTTCCCGTGCGAAAAACAGCACCCTGACCGTAGGCACCAAGGCAACCGCAGCAGCCAGCCCCGAATTTATTTCCCATCAGCAGCAGGGACGGGCGGTGCTGGTAGTCTATAACTCCGGTACGGCTGATGTATTCTGGGGTGGTGACGATGTTACCACTTCCACCGGGATTCCCATCAAGGCCGGGGATACCGCGGTTTTCCCTCTGTGCGGCTATGCAGACGAAAAAGCGGTGTACCTAGTGGCGGCAGCAAGCGCCACCGTTACCATTAGTGAGCTGACGGTATAAGGAGGCGGTTGAACGATGCCAAACCCTATTGACCAGCTCAATATGGCCCAGGCAGCCATGCAACAACAGCAGGGACCGCCGATGCAACCACCCGTACCAGGAGTAGCCCCTCAGCAGCAGATGTCATCCGGGCAGATGCCAGGGATGCCTGGACAGCAGCAGGCGAGTCCGCTTGATGTTCTATTGATGTTCGCCACCAGCACTGAGGACCAAAAAAAAGAAGTCAGCCTGAAAACCCTGAAAAAGGCCGAGGTTGAAAAGATCATGCAGGCGTTTATCCGTTGCCGGAATGATGCCAATGCTTACTATACCTCCACCATTGAACCGAAAATCATTGAACGGGAGCAGGCATATCAGGCTAAAGAAGACTACTATAGACGGCTTTTCCCGCACCTGTCCGAGACTTCCAACTTCTGTAGCCGGGATATTCAAACGTCCGTAAAATGGATGCTGCCCAGCCTGTGTGAACCCTTCATTGGTGGCGAAAGTCCTGTAGATGTAAAGGGAGTCAATGCAGACGATGACCCGGCAGCCGAGAAGATTCAGCAGCTATTGACCTATGAACTCCAGCGAAAGAACAGCTACCCGCTTTTCATCGCTGACATTATGGAAAAGGCCCTGTCTATCAACTATGGTGTGGCTAAGGTGTACTGGAAGCGGGAAGAAGATAGAGAAACCTATCAGATTCTCATTGGTGCAGACGATTATCAGATTATGGCGGTCCTCAATGAGGAAGCCGAAGCCGGGCATGTGGAGATTCAATCCATTAAGCCGGTCAAGGATGCTCCGGACCTGTCCATTGTGACGTTCGACAAGATTATCGTAAAGAGCAACTATCCGGTAGTTCAATACATGAGCCCGTCTGAGCTCCGGTTCACTCCGGACTCTACCAACCTCCAGGAAGCCAAATTCAAGGCCCAGCGTAAGCTGGTGACCGGGGACTACCTAAAACGGAAAGAACGGGAAGGCGTCTATGAGAACATTGACAAAGCACTGGAAAAAGCCGATGGGGATGCCAAGTACACCACCTATGATTTAATGAAGAACAAGGAGCTCAACAGCACCGGTGGCCGGTTGAATGACGGGGATAATGCCTCCAGACTGTTTGAACTGTATGAAGGCTATCTGTCCGTTGACTTCAATGGAGACGGAATCTATGAACACCTGATTGTCCATGCCATTGGGGATACTCCTATCCGGATTTCCACCAACGAAATGGAATTTGCTCCCTTCTTCATTGCAGAGGCAGAGCCCAGCCCGAACACGGTGTTCAATGAGGATGAAGGCTTTTCTGACATTTTGGAGCAGCATCAGAACCTAAAGACAGCTATTTTCCGGCAGATCATTACCAATGTGGCCAAGAACAACAGCCCGCGTACCTTTGTGGATATGAGCAAGGTGGATATGGATGCACTCATTGACAACGACGAAATCATCCCCACCAATGGCAGCCCCGCAGATGCAATCATGCCGGGGCAGCAGCTTTCTATCAGCCCTCTTTCTATGCAAGTAATCGAATATGCACAGAATGAGATTGAGTCCCAGAGCGGCAGCACACGGTACAATCAAGGGCTGGATTCCAACAGCCTAAACAAGACGGCTACCGGCATTACGTCAATCATGGGTGCTGCCGATAAACGCATGAGGCATATTGCCAGGGTGTTCGCAGAATCCTTCGTGGTTCCCATGTTCAAGTACATCATTCTTCTCAACCAGAAGTATATGGACGATGAGCAGATATTTCGGCTGACGGATCAGAACATATCCATTACCAAGGACGATTTGAACATCGACTATGACCTGATTATCAATGTAGGCCAGGGTGCCGGGACAAGGGAAGCACAGATTCAGTACCTTATGGTCATGATTAACCAGCTTTTCCCGCAGCTTCAGCAGATGGGAGTCGTAACCGAAAACAGTTGGTATGAAGCGGCTAAGAAGCTCCTGGAAAGCATGGGTATCCGGAATATCAATGCCTACCTGCTTGACCCTGACAGTCCCAAAGCACAGCAGCGGAAGGCAGAAGCACAGCAGGCCCAGGCCCAGGCACAGCAGCAGGCCCTTGCCGTTGAACAGGCTAAGGAACAGTTTGAACTGGCCAAAGCATCCACGCCGAAACTGAGCGTAAGCTATGAAGACATTCCTCCGGAAGCCAAGATCCAGGCCCTGAAGAAGTATCTGAACATTGACGTGAACAGTAGTGACGTGATGCAGGAGGAGAGACTGGATGATGCTAGATATATCAGCAGATGGGGAAAGAAAAACCCCTTTGACGCGGGAGGAGGTCTTGACGAGACGAAACAACCCGCGGCTACAGGCCAAGGAGTACAACGACAGAATCAAGGAAGCTGAGAAGGCCAAAGAGATTAAGGACATTCTCCGGCCCTTCTTTGTCCGCTCCCGGCAAGAAGTATTGGAGGACCTTGCAGATACGAGCAAGGACCTAATGGAGACAAGAGCCAAATACAGAATCCTTATGGACCTGGAAGCCTATATGGATAAGCTCATTGAAAAAGGCAAGCTGTACCAATTCAAGCTGGACAAAGCGATCCAGGCGATTGAAACACAGAAAGAAAATGGAGGTAGATAACGAATGGATGGAACGACTATTACCGGCCCGGCACCGGCAGCAGCGGAGAGCGCAGTTACAGCGCCCGCCCCCCAACCGGCAGCAGAAAGCAATATTGGAACCAGTTCTGGAGTCAGCACGCAGCAGGCACCGGCAGCGGAACAGGCTGCTGCCCCCGCTCCCTCTATGGAAGCAGCGGCAACTCCTACCCAGAGCGCACCGGAAACCGGAGGTAGCAGCAATAATGCACCGCGGGAAATTGTCGCTGGTGGTGTCAAGCTGGTAATTGACCCGGCCACCGGGAAAAGAACCATTGTTGACGTGAAACCACCGGCAGCATCCCAGGGCGCACAGCAGCCGAACCAACCCGCTTATGTACCTGGAGCAGCCAACCCCAACGCCATTCCGGGCAATATCCAGAAGCAGCCGGAAGGTATCAACAAAACTGATACCGGGCTGACAGAAGGGTTCCTGGAAAAGACTACCAAGGAACCGGAATACACGGAAAATGAACTGCTCAATGCCCTTCATGAGGGCAGAGTGGACGAATCCCGGATTCCGGAACTCTACAAGCCGCAGTATAAAGCCTATAAACAGAAACGGTTTGAAGAAGCCTTAAACGCCCAGGTCCCCACGGAAGATACCGCAGAAGCGGCCAAACAGACGGCTGTCGAAGCCAACAGAAAGTTCTATGACCGTGTGAACCAAATGGCCAAGAAACAGGCCATGGAGCAAATCGGCATCACGGAAGAAGAACTGGATGCAGCAGAATACACCGATGATAAGGACCTTATCAATAAGGCCCAGATGTATGAAGCGGCCCTCCAGAACGCCCAAGGGATGATTCTGAACCAGACCCGTGAACGGATCATGGAACAGCAGCGGGCAGCCCAGAGCAAGGAAAGTGAAAGAGAAGCTATCTTTAACGATGTGAAGTCCTTTGTAGCGAACGCCCAGCAGACGGAACCTAATTTTGGTGCCATTGATAAGATGCTGGCTACCCGCTACAAGCAAATGCCCTACGAACAAGCGCAAGAGATTGCCCAGGTTATCAATGGAGCGCAGCATGGACAGATTACTCGAAGAGGTGCAGAAATTCTCCAGAAGTATTACGAAGATACCCGGAAGGCTTTTTATGCCCAGGCTTCCAATGTGGGAACTGTCCCGACTCATGTTTCCCGTCCGCCCGCCGTAGAAACTCCCGGAGCTGGCAACAGCAGCGCACGGGAACGGCCCGATGCACGGCAGCTGAGAAACATGAATTACCAGCAGAAGCAGGCATGGTTCCAAAAGTATTTCAGCGGCAGATAACAATTAGACACAACCGAAAATCCATATTCCAATGGTGAAACAGCCGTCCTCCGGGGCGGTTTTTTCATAATAAAAATTTTTGTTACGAGGTGACTACAATGGCAGTAATTAGAGATCCCGGCCCTAGCGAATCCCAGTCCTTAACTTTTGAAGCATTTGGTAATGCGGAAGATTTCTCCCCGATTATTACCAACATTGACCCGACTACCACTCCTTTCCTGTCCAGCCTGACGGCAGACGCAAATGCAAAGGAACCTGAATTTAGTTGGATCACCGAGGCCCTGCGCCCGCCCATCAAGAACGCCCATCTGGAAAAGGAAGATTACAAGACGGAAAAAGTCGGCAGCCTGAGAAGCCTGTCCAACAACGTCCAGATTTTCCAGAACACCGGTTGGGTATCCGACATGCAGCGGAAAACCGAAAAAATCTACACTGAACAAGATGAATTCGTCCGTCAGAAACAGAACGCTTTCCTGGCTCATGCCAAAGACATCGAATATGCTCTGGTAACCAATGAAGCCAGAGTAAAAGGCACGGCCTCCGTACCGGCAGAAACTGGCGGTATTCCTTATTTCCTGAATTCCTCTGCACTGGCAGTAACCGTTGCTACCACCGGCCTGTGCACCACCACCGCAAATCATGAACTGTCCACCGGCGACTTCATCTTCTTTGTGGCTGATACCCTGCCTACCGGACTGAAAGCTGACGTTCCTTACTATGTGAACGTAAAGTCCTCCACCACCTTCAACATCTACAGCACCATGAAAGGCGCTATTGATGCCGTAGCCTCCAAACAGGTTAAACCCACCGATGCAGGCACCAATGTGAAGGTAGAACGGAACAACGTTGTAGACCTGGGCGGCAAAGCAGAATCCACCCTGGATGACATTGATTCCATGCTGTACAAGGCACAGCTGCGTGGTGCCCATCCTGGTGACCTGTGGATGAACCCCATCAACAAGAGACGGTTCAGCAAACAGCTGCTGGCTAACTCCACCAACATCCGTAAGGGTGCAGAAAAGAAACTGAACCTGGTAGCAGATACCTACGAAAGCGACTTCGGTATTGTTACCGCCCATCCTCACCTGTTCTATCCGAACGATAGAATCGATGCTATTGATACCCAGTACATGACCCTGAAATGGTTCGACCGCACGCATGAAGTTACCGGCCTTGCCAAGAAAGGTAACTATTCTGAATTTGTGATTGAAGGCTCTATTGGCCTGAAATGCACTCAGCCCCAGGCTCACGGTTCCATCACCAATATCAAGATTTGACCTTATTCCAATGATTGACTATGCACCGGCCGAGAAAGCTGGTGCATAGTTCAAACAAAAGCAGCGTACACAATGTGGAACAGCCCGTATTGTGTACGCTTTATTTTTTAGCATTAACCATGAAAAAGAACGGAAGTGATTCACAAGCATGGCCATTTATGAGCAGAAACTCACGGATTTAAACGATGGAAAAGGCGGTGTCGCACTGACCAATAAGGTTGACCTGCGGGACGCCCTGGATGCTGTAGAGATTTCCAAGATTGTCGGCAACACCATCAATCAGGGGAAAAGCGATGAGAAACAGATTATGTTTGCTATTCCCCAGGAACTGTGGACCCTGGACCCGACTTTACGCCTTGCCACCTTTTACCGGTCTGTGGGAGAAGAAGCCAAATATGTTGCCCAGATCAGAAAATGGACGAAGGAAAACCCACGGCTGTGTATGGAACATGAACGCCGGTTCTTTTAAAAGCGGGGTGTAGAGATATGAGTATTACCGCAAAAAGAATATCCCGTCAGGTCCGGTATAAGCTGAATGACAACGATGAAGTCAAGTATTCCGGCTATGATATGCTCAATGCCATTAATGAATCCATCCGATATTTAAATCAGTCCTACGCATTGAGCAACAGCGATTTCCTGGAGAAAATCAAGGAATACCGCGTTGATGAGATGAACAAGGAAGTCGATGAATACAACGAAAATAAGGGCGCAGATGATCTGGAAAAGGAGCACTACGACTTTGAAAAGACAGGGGCAGAGCTGCCGGACGATTTCATCCTGTTAGTCCGGGTGGCAAGGGCAAAAGATAAATACCACCTTTCTCCTGTTACCCTGGAAGGCGAACTTCCTTTTGGGACCTATAGAGTATTCGCCGGAAGAATCTATGCCAGAAGTGACTTTGACCTCCTGTATCGTGGCAAATTAAACGAGATAGAGGACATTGAAACGGGTGCCATTGACCTCCCGGATATTTTCTTTGACTGCATTGTGAAGATTGTAGCCATGATCCTGGAGCAGAACCCCAACAATGACGTTCTTATGAGCGAAGTAAACCGCCTTGTAAGCAGCATTGTATCGGAGAGAAGATACTCCAATGTAAAAATCAAAATGCCGTTTATGTGCTGATAAGGAAGGAGGACGAATGAAACAATGAACATGTTAGTGGATGTGGCTATCAATCAGATCCGGGACAAAATCAACGACCGCGATGAAGTGGGGCTGGATGATAATGAAATTCTGAGCTATCTGAACGAGGCCATTCAATACGTTTCCTCTTTCCTTGTGGGTGCCGGTTCTCCGCTTGTTATCAATGATTTAACCCTGACAGTCGAGGAAACCGCACTGCCCAAAGAATTTGTACGGACGGCGGGCCGGTTCCCTATCCGGATCACCGGCAATACCATCAAAATACTGGATGATCCGCCCGTCACTATCCGGTATTTCGCCAATACCAAAAGGGTAGAGCTGGATGATGATATGCCTTTCTCCCAGCTGGCCTTAAATCAGGTATGTATCAAACTGGCTGCTATCTATTGCCAGAATCAGCAGGCCCTTGATGTTAGCCAGGACAAGGCCCTCTTAAATGAAATTAACCAGGCTATCGCTGCGGCGGTCAACGGGCCTGTTACGGCAGCCAATCAGCCACAGGGGTGATGTAAATAATGGCGGACAACAAATTTTCCAGTGATGACATTCAAAAGATTCCCAACAGTGTATCCGGGGACGGGCGCACGTTTGTTGCCCAGCTGAAAAAAGCCCTCTTGAGCTTTGCAGGGAATGTTTCAAGCGGAGTATCTGAGGCCATTAAAAACACCTCAACGGCATTTGGACAAGCGGCCAACGTTACCCTCCTGGAGCAGCATACTACGGATGATTTGGGATTCCCGGAGAATGACGTTTATGTAACCTGGGAAAAGGGTAACGTGACTGGGTACAACGGAGCATCGGTCTGGTATAAAGCTGGTGAAACCGGCCAGTACAAATATGCTGGGAACGCCAACGGAGCGACCTACACCGTAAAGAAGCTGACAGCAGGAACCACTTACACCATTAAGGTGGTAGCCATCAACAAGTTTGGCATTAGCTGTGACTTTAATGCAGCTCCAACAGCGGATATAACCGTGCAAGGCTCCAGCCACCTTCCTACCGCTCCGGATCAGTTTACCGTCACATGGGAAGGCGGAACACCGCACTGGCAGTGGACGGCAGTCAACACGCAGGATTATTTTGATGGGTATGAACTCCGGGAAAACACGGATGCAGGGAAGTATAAAGGGATGCTGGACAGCACCAGCGCCCTTACGTCTGATGCTGTACCCAGTGAACGGTCCGGCACCGCCTACCTCTTTGCACGGTCCGTTTTTGGTACCTACGGCAGTCCGCGTACCCACCAATATGAACTGGCACAACCAACAGCGCCCACGGCTCCCACGATTGAAAGCCTGTTTCAAGGATTCAATGTTCACATGGCATCATTACCGGCAAACTGCACGGGTATAGAGATACTTGCAACCAACACAAGTACGAATGATGAACATTCTTTCTATACTGAGAACAGTGTATTTCAAATCGGGATTCTTGAAGGTAACTACGACTTTAAATACCGCTATTATGACTGTTTCGGGAATGGGGAATGGTCAGAGGGCGTCAATGCAGACGTAACCAAGGTAGTTGGTTCTGACTGGATTCAGGACGGAGCAGTCAAGGCAGAAAAGATTGCTACCAATGCTGTCAACGCAGACAAGATTCTGGCCGGGGCAATTACTACGGAAAAGATTGCAGCCAACGCCGTTACAGCCGGGAAAATCGGAGCAAGCGCTGTCCTGGCAGAAAACATAGCTGCTGGAGCAGTAACCGCTGGAAAAATCAAAGTGGACAGCTTAAGCGCTATCAGTGCCAATGTGGGTTCTTTAAAAGGCGGCACCATCACCGGTACCCAGATTGTGGGGACAGATTTTAGAAACAGCTCCGGGAGCTTTACGGTTGATGATAATGGTAATATTACAGGAGCTACTCTTAAATCTGGAAGCATTGACACATCAAAAGTAACCTTGAGCGGATACGAAGTACATGCGGTTAATTTTATCCGAGGAAAAATTTCTGATGGCGAAACTGTGCCGTTGCCAAGCGGCTATACAGAAGATCAATGCATGTGGGGTGTGTCTTGCGTGGATGACAAGCATTGGGGAAGCTGCGATGGTAGGACAGCCAAATTTTATTACATGAAATATGTAAATGAAACGTCGTGGGTTGATAATACACCTATTACGTGGACGGAAACGTATGTAATGAGAGGCGGGAGCGGAATATATTGGTGCCTAGGCGTTAGATAAAAAAGGTTAAAGGAGGACAAAATGAAACGACAAGCATACCAGCACCCGGAACTCCGGGATGCCAACGACAACATCATCCAGGAAGTAAGGTGAAGCGACTTGATCCTAAAATTCTATGTGAAGTATCAGACTTTGTATCTGTTATCCCGTGATCCGGTGGTAGCAGATTCCAGCGGATACCTTCAGGCAAACTTCCAGTTCACGGAGGACTGGGACGGGACCAATAAAACAGCACAGTTCAAACGAACAGAGAGCGACCTTATCACAGACGGTAAGCCGCTCTTTTTCAATGAGGAAATCGACAGCAACGGCAACTGCATCATTCCGTGGGAAGTCCTAAAGGGAGAAGGAACTTTCAACGTCAATGTATTTGGCCAGAAAACAGAGAGTGACGGGACCACGGTAAAAACCATCACGGTCAACAGCCTGGACATTAGAGTGGGGCAAAGCGGCCTGACAACCGATGAAATCCCCCAGGATAGCAGCCCAAGTCAGTATGACAACATCTATGAGGAAATTCTGAAAGCAGAAAAAGAAACTCAGGCTTCACAGGCAGCGGCAGCAGCATCCCAGGCAGCAGCGAAAACTTCTGAAGCCAATGCGGCCACAAGTGCTACGAACGCGGCTAACTCCGCCACCAGTGCTACCAATTCTGCCACAGCAGCAGCCAACAGTGCCAAGGCGGCGGCAACGAGCGAAAGCAACGCAAAGACGAGCGAAACCCACGCCGCCAGCTCTGCTTCTGCGGCGGCTGGTTCTGCGACGAACGCCGCCAACAGTGCAACCGCCGCTGGCACTCAAGCCGCCACGGCAAAGAACTGGGCCGAAGCAACGACTTCCCCGGACAATGCGGCGGACACATCCAGCACCACCGGAAAAACGCAATCTGCGAAAAGCTGGGCGCTGTACAGCAAGGACCGTGCAACGGCATCTGCGTCCTCTGCCAGTGCGGCTTCTACGTCCGCTGGCAACGCTAAGACCAGTGAAACGAACGCCGCCAACAGCAAGAGTGCGGCGGCAACGTCTGCGTCTGCGGCTTCCGGGTCTGCTACGGCAGCAGCCAACAGTGCCAAGGCGGCGGCAACGAGCGAAGCGAACGCAAAGACGTCCGAGCAGAACGCTAAAACGTTCGAAAATAACGCCAACGCCAGTAAGACAGCGGCGGCTACAAGCGCCAGCAGTGCGGCCGCCTCTGCTACGGCGGCAGATAAATCTGCTCAAGCGGCGGCGGCAAGCGCAAGAACGTTGCAGGCGGATTGGAATGTGACGGACACAACGAACCAGGCGTACATTAAAAACGTGCCTGCCAGTGTAAAGTCAATCAACGCAGACCGAACGTTTAGAATCAAGAGCTTTCGTAAGAGCGATAACAGCGGTCACGTTTGTTATCAAATCATAGGAGAAATTCCCAACTATCAAACACAAACACACCCGTTTACTACCAGAAGCATTGGGTTCACCGGGATGGTAATTCAAAATTTGAGGGGCTATAAAAATGAGTCTAGTAGGGATTTGGCTTTCATCGAATGTGGAACCGGGTGGGAAAATCACTATTCTACCACATCTGTTGACGTGATTCCTTGTATTATCCAGAACAAAACAACAAGAAAATACTACATGGCTATAAGATTAAACGGAAGCGATAAAACCGTAACCATGATTGGCACGTGGCTTCGGCCGGAAATTGAGTTGGGCGATGAAATCACGGACGGCACTAACAACACTGGATTTACTGAAGATTCCGATTGGAAACAGATTAGCGGTGCCGGTGTTAGCTGGGAGTTTAGCGCTGCAACCGCCTATAAAGCTAAAATGTTATCAGTTCCGAGAACCTTTACTTTGACCGGAGATGCCAACGGGAGTGGCACATTTAATGGTGCGTCGAATTGCGCCATCCCCGTGACCGTGTCGAAGTCTTCGGATTTCAACGCCACCAACCTTACCGTCACAGGCGAAACCACCGTCCCCACGGCTAACGCCGGTAACAGCTCAAACGCTATCGCTTCCACGGAATTTGTCGCAAAGACCGTAGCCGCATTGGTTGACAGCGCCCCCGAACAACTAAACACGCTGAACGAACTGGCCAAAGCTCTGGGCAACGATGCTAATTTTTCCGCCACCATCATGGCGGAATTGGCCAAAAAGCTGAACAGCGCCGAGGCAGATAGCACATACGCTACCAAGACGGAAGCGGGTGTTCCTTACCAGATTAAACGCAACACGGCGTACAAAGTCGGGGACGTGCTGACCAGTCCCTCCTTGCCTCCCGGCTGTGTAATCGTCATCACTCAAGCAGGGACAACGGGTAGCACTGAGCCGGACTGGGCAACCATTAAAAGTAACATGGGGGGGTAATAGCTGATAACACTGTAATGTTTTATATCAACGATACACTGAGCAAGCACAGTGTAGGGGATATTGTCTATAAGCCGCTGACAAAAGTAACGGAACATGAGTATTTGTTGCCATTGGACGGACAGACGATTGACGGGGTGACGTATAAACGGCTGGTAGATTATCTGGGTACCAACGTTCTGCCGAACATAAACGGCAGGTATCTGAGAGCAGACGCCACGCCGGGAACGATGATTGAAGCGGGATTGCCGAATATCACGGGTGGATTTAGCGGGTTCACGTGGCTTACGAACAGCTCAATTGGTCATACTTATTATAAAGGCTGTTTTGGCTTAATGAGAGTTGATGATAGTAGCGCAGCAACTAATAACCTGAGTGGGAGTGCAAATGCTTTCAGAAACACGGGAATTTCCATTAACGCTTCCCGTTCCTCCGCTATTTACGGCAAATCAGATACCGTTACACCTCTAACCTACACCGTGCGTGCTTACATTTGCTATGCGTAAAAGGAGTAAATATGATTGAATTTACAGATGGGACAGCGAAAGGAAAAACGCTGTCATTGGTTGAACTGGAAAAACGATTGGAAGAATTGAAAGAAAAATTTACGGCAAGCCAAACCGTTAAAAACATCCCAGTTTCCACACCAAACAACTATGTTGATTGTATTGCTTATCAAGTCGGTAAAGTAGTAACTGTTTTCGGAAATATTATAAATTACCCAAAAGGTAACGTAGCCTTAGTTACAGGGCTTCCAAAACCAACAAATGCGATTTATACAGCTTTCGTTTTTTATAATCAACAATATCAAGTACGCATGAGACTTGATATAAATGGAGTGCTCTACAACCATTATTCTATATTCACTGGAGCCCCAACTTCAGGAAATGAAGGAACATATTCGTTTTGTTACATTGCACAGGAGGGTTAAAAACATGACACCAATCACTGACGGAACTGTAAAATTCGTCGTTACAAAATCGGGGGGGTACTACCGGGAACTGTAACGGCGTTTTCTGGCACGTTTGACAACGGCTTCCCGGTTGATAAGAACACGGGTCTGGTTAACCGTGAGTGGCACCTGTGCGACGGAACCAACGGCACGCCTGATTTGCGGAACAGGTTCATCTACGGCGGGGACGGGACGAATAACGGAGCTACGGGCGGGGAAGAATCCTCTAAACATGGCCATATGATGCCTTTGGGATATGACGAGCGAAAAAATTTTTTTATAACTATAGGGGAAGATTTCGAGCCACCTTACGGTTCAGAAGTTATCATTGAACCCGTCAAAATGTACAATGCGGGTAACACCGTTTTTAATGGGGTTAATGTAGCAAACGGTCCCGTTAGATTAGCTTATACATCGAGCGAAACGGTTTCGCACATGCCTCCGTACTATGTTTTGGCGTTTATTATGAAGTTGTAAATAAAATTATTACATGAGGTGAATCAATGGAAGATGTTTTAATCAACACAGCCAATATCATCATCGGCCTGGTAATCGGGGCTGTGAGCGGATATGCGATGGCCTACTTTCGGGAAATCAGAGACATGCGAAAGGGTATGCAGCTAATGCTCAGAAGCTGTCTCAACGACATGTACTTTCAGTTCGTTCGAACTGCCCCCACACCCGAACAGAAGCAGGAATATGAAGAGATGTTCCAGGTATATGAGAGACTGGGCGAAAATGGTGTCATGGACGCAAAACACGAAGAAGTTCTTACGATGCAGGAGGCCGTTCGCAAATGAAGAAGGTGGAATAATGGCAGCTATGGAAAAAAAGAATATCAACATTCTTTCGTGTTCTGATTTCACTGGCGGGATTAATACTGCCGTCCCTCCCCAACAACTCCAGGAAAACGAATATCAGGTTATCCAGAACTTTGAATACGACTTTAACCGGCTGGTGACAAGGGGCGGTCTTTCCGCCCCTCTTGTGACCTATGACAAGGAAATCCTTTCCGTGTTCTACAACAACGGTCTGAACCAATTCCTTGTATGCCTGTCTGACGGTTCAATCTGGGAAGAAAATCTGGATACCCTGCACAACAAGGTAGGGACACTGACCGGCAGCCGGAAGCCTAACTACTGCCGGTTTGACGGAAAGGTGTTTATCGCAAGCGGCGGGAAATTGCAGTATTATGATCCTTCCGCCCATACGGTAACAACCATTGAAGCCTCCTACAACTGTGATTATGTTTGGGAGAGCATGAGCAGGCTGGTTATTTCCTGTATGGGGGATGACAATATCTATTACTCTGCTACCGGGAATCCCTATGAAGATGGCTGGAAAGAAGATACCGATTCTGATAGTTCCTCTAAATGGCTGGAAGTTGGCTACAAAGATGATGGGGATATTCTGAAAGTCCTCCCGATCAGCGGCGATATTGCCACTTTCAAGAGCAACGGAAAGGTGTACGACACCAACGGATTCTACACCAGCTGGAACACTTCACTGGCTGGGGATAATTCGGACGTGCTTACAGCAGACGGAATCATCGTTCTGGGAAGCACCATAGCCTTCTGCACCAACAAGGGCCTGCGTACCCTGGAGGCCGTGCAGAACTACGGGAACTTTACCATCAACGAACTGGGAAGGAAGTTCAACCGGAACCTGGAAAAAGAAGTGAACCAGCCCCGGCTGTACAACCTGGTCCGCAAACGGCAGCTGATCATCCAGCCGGACACCAAGGCCAACACCGGAAATCTGTACTGCCTCCAGTATGGTATGGGGGCCTGTGTGGAACTTTCTTTTCCCCTGGACATTAAGGACATGGCAGATACACAGGACGGAATCATCATAGCAGGCGGAAATTCGCTTTACAGATGGGCGAAACGGTACACGACAGATAACGGTACCCCCATAGAGCAAAAACTCGTCACACGGCAGCTCTCGTCCTCTACAAGCATTATCACAAGGAAGTTTGATGTGGCTGTGACCGGAAGCGGGACACTCCACCTTAAATGGGCGAATAAAGACGTTCCTTTTAAGGTGGGGAGAAAGCGCCGTGTGGTTCACTGTTTTTCCGTATGCCGTGACTCCGTTCTGGGAATTGAGACAGACGGGAATGTTGCGATTGATTTTATCAATCTTTATGCCGGAGAAAATTGAATCATGGATAGAATAAGCAAATGGATCCGGACGCTAAATAGAGGCGTAACCAAAATGAAAATTACAGGGCTCCCCAGGCTGTTCCTGCTTCTTTATGCGGGAATCTTCATCAGTGTGGGAAGCCTCTATTTAGTTGGGCTCCTGCTGGAATTTTGGACTACCGGGAAGGTAAATTACCCGGCAGTCAACCAGTTTGCAGGGACATATTTCGGAGTGGCCGTTGTCGGTACGTTCTGTGTGTTGGGGAAAGCCCTGGTGGACAAGGACGAAGATGGAATCCCAGACACGTGGGAACAAGACAGCAACAAAGACCGGCCAGCTCCGCCACCACCAAAACGGGCCGGAGCTGACTGTGGGCCGAAGCAGGAACAGCAAATGGAAGGAGGGAAGGAAACGGAAGATGGAAGCGGAAAAGAAGAAAGTCACGAGAGCGAACGCAAGGACGTTTGAAGAATGGATGGCCCTCTACAAGCAAAAGACAGGGGACTATGTATCTGTTCCGCCTGGCTTTACGCTTAACTTTCTGGAGGATCGCGGGATTTGTGTGATGAAGCCGGAAGCGGATACAGGTATCTTTGTCATTTACGATTTATGCGGGGATGCTAAATTCTGGCGGGACCTGGCAGAACTGTATTGCAGGCAGAACGGCCTGAAATGTATCAGCACCATTTGCACGCGCCGGATCAGACCGTATATCCGTTTCTGGGGATGGAAAATCATCAAGGAGCAGCATATCAACGGACAGGAAAGATACATCTGCAAGGATAAACTGGACAGATATGTGGTGATTACTTTCAAAGGAATCAATGAGATTTCCCACCGTCCTGACTACTGGGTAACGGAGTATATGGGCCACGATGCTCCAAATCTTTCCAGGGAAAGCGAGTGATGAATGAATGTTTGATTTAGTTTTACAGCTCCATAAAAAGGGCTCCAGCAATACTACAGTGCAGAGCTACACCCCGACGCCAGAGGAACGTAGACTGCAACAGCAGGCCGCCAATTATGCGGAAGCCGTATCTCCGAACGCTTTGTGGCTGAACAATGTAGCACGGAATATTCTCCAGGGCTCCATCGGGTCCACCCAGGTTGATTTCAACAGGCTGAACCAAAATGCACAAAACCAGATTGCCAATGCTCAACAAGGTGTACAGGGGCTTATTAATGGGCAACTGCCTACGGCATATACCCAGAACATGCAGAACCAGATCCAGCAGGGAGTCAATTCTTCCATGGGTAATATGCTGAACACCCTGGGCAGTAATGGCGTATTGAACTCCTCTGTAACCAATAAGGGGATTGCAGATATTAACGACGCGGCATCCCAGGCTATGGCCAACGCCTACACCAGTAACATCGGCCTTTTGAGCCAGCTTTACGGGCAGCAGATGAGCGGAGCGAACGCCGGTATTACTACTGGCGCTGCCGCACAGGAAGCTGCCCAGCAACCCGCCCTTAACCTTTGGAACGCCTCTCTGGGGCTTAATGGAGCAACTAACAGCGCGCTTGCCGGTGTGTCTGGCCAGGGAACGACGACGGCCACACAGAAAACCAGCGGAGGAAGCGGCCTGTTTGGTGGCCTGCTGGCTGGCTATGCTTCCAACAGCGGCGGCATTTTCTGCTTTACCGGCAACACGAAAATCAAGACGCCGGACGGAGCCAAAAAGATTTCCGCAATTAAGGCGGGCGACAAGGTTATTTGTCCTTCCAAGGACGGGAAAGAGACCGTTGAAACCGTAACAGAAGTATTGAAGAACGGCAGAGCGGATACCTTCCGTCTGATTGCCTTTAGCGGCGGGGATGTGTTCAAGGTGGATACCACCTACACCCAGCCTTTTGTGAAAGAGGACGGGACCCTGGCAACCATCAAGGAACTCCACGCAGGGGACAATATCCTTACCGAAAATGGCACGGCCCGCGTTTTCGGCTATGCTCCCCTGGAACATACGAGAGTCTATGATATTAAGCTGACCGGCGATAACCGGTACTATGCTAACGGCTTTGCGGCCATTGGCGCTACCAATGAATGGTAATGGAGGCTGGAATGGCAACGAATATTACGACGAATACTTACGCCAAGTACGCACCGAAAAACACGAAACAACAGGTGAATTGGACTAAACTGGCCTATAATGATCCCTATTTTGCGCTGGGATATATGGCCGGTTCCACCCTGGCAGACAACTACAACAAGCGTGGGGAACAGAAAATCCTGGAGAACGCCGAGGCTTCTCTCAACGGATTTGAACCAACTGTTACTCCGCAGCAACAGGCACAAGCCCTGGATCAGCTGTCCATCGGCGACACTTCCATTCCCGATAATCAGCAGATTGCCCCCTTACAGGATAATCCGGCAGCCCAGAAAGCATGGGAACAGAGCATGCAGAATGACGCCAATATCATCAACGGTACTCCCGGTGCCACCGGTGCTATCGGGATTTCCGGAAATACGGCACCGACCGCGCAAGTCGCCCCGGCTGCCGTGGCAGCAGCTCAACAGCAGCCTGCTATTTCTATCGGTTCCACCGGCTATCAGCAGGACCCGCGTATGCAGATTCTTGACCAGCTGGAACTGGAGCAGCAGATTAGAAACGGGCAGCAGCCCGGTTTTGGTATTTCCGGCAACGGTTTTTTTCAGTCAAGCCCCGCTGATACGGCCAACGCGAATGGAGTTGGCGGGGCTGCGGTAGACACGTCTCCGGAAGCAATTATCCCCTCCAATTTCCAGCTCCGGCAGGTTCAGGAGCTCCAGCAGGTAGGGAACGCCTTGCAACAGAACGTAGGAGACCCGGCAGTTCAACAGATGCTTGATACCGTGAACGCAGGGGGCAATATTGCTCAGCCGGTAGCACCGGCCCCCGCTGCGGATCAGCAACAGCAGTCCACGGCAGCTGCAAGCCAGCTCCCGCCCCCTCAGCCGGTCCCTAAACAGGGCCCTAACGAACGGATGGAATTTGACAAGACCAAATGGCTGATGCAACAGCGCCTTGCTATGTTAAAAGATGGGTTTGACGAGGACCGGATTGCCAAAACCATGTCTACTCTGGAAATGATGGCCGACTCCTACGATCAGAAAGTGAAAGACCATAATACGCAGCTTGACTTGAAAGACCTTTTGACAGCGGACCCGACTACCGCACAGTTCCAGGAGAAGATTGTACAACTTTCCAAAGACAATCCGGAGGCGGCAAACCTGTTCCTGAAAAACGCGGTATTTTATCCGACTCTGTGGCAGAACGAACAGTGGTACAAAAAGTCGGACCATCAGTTCGCACAGAAAGAGAAGTTCGCAAAAGAAAACCTGCAAAACACCAAAGACCTTGCCAAATTCAATATGCAAATCAACAAGGAACTCGCAAGATACAAAACCAGCCTGGGCCTGCAAGCAGAACAGCAGAAAATTGCCAACCGTGTTTCCCTCGCCGCTAAAATCTATCCGAACGCTACACCGGAACAACTTGTACAGATTGCCTTGGGCAAAGGACTCGGCAGTTCCCGGAGTGGACTTACCGGCAGTTTGAAACAACCAAAAACCGTAGGTGAACTGCTCCGGCAAACCTCCGTGGCCTATGGTGACACAACCGTAGGGGAGGACCCGAAGCCCAGCACAGCAGCTAAAAACAAACTGATTGGGGCAATCGGCACAGTATTGAAAACCGGGAAAACCAACCCCACGGAAGTATATCAATATCTGGCAAGCATTGAAAACAACCTCAGCCCGGAAGAAATCAGTGATGTAATTGACGCCGCAGTCCGGCAAACCGGCATCGGAACATGGGACGGACCTCCCGAAGCTGAAACACCTGCAACCGGAGGAAACGGCGGTGGCAATGGCGGTGGCGGTGGCACCCCGGCTCAGCCTTCCCCAGGTGGTGATTCCTCCGGCGGGTTCTTCTCCTGGCTCCAAAAAGCGGGAGACAAGGCATATAAAAGCATTTACGGAGACAGACCGGACCCCGCACTGGATAATATCTACCGCTTGAAATTGAACGAATGGACTCAGGCCCTGCAATACAATCAGCAGGCCGGGGACCAGGGGCTGGACAAGGAAGGCATGATGGAAGCCGCCAGAAAACGTTACGGCGATGACCTTGCCGAAAAGCTGTTTAACGATACTGACTGGGAGGCTTTCGGATTATAAAAGGAGTGTGAACAATGGCTTTTGATCCTTTCGAACAAATCGATAAAGAGGAAGACGAGTTTTACGGTGTTGACCCTAACACCGGTGCCATTGAAGATAAAGAGTATTATTACAATCCTATTACGGGGCGCAGCGATGCCGACGCCCCGCTTTCTCAAGAGGAAAACTTTGCAAACGCCGGTTTCCTGGACAACATTCTTTCCGGTATTAAGGCCGGTGCGTCCGGCGTACTGTCCGGCCAGGCTACCCTTGCAGACACTTTTGCAGGCGTAGGCGGAGATATGGCCGATGACTTGAAGGCTATTACAGAACGAAACACCCGGACCCATAACTGGAACTTTGACACCATTACGTCCAATCCCATGGCATACATCACGGATCCTCAGGGGCTGGCTTACGATGTGGGGAATATGACCGGTTCTGCTTTGATGATGGGCGCTGAAACGGCGGCACTGGGAACCGCTGCCGGTGTTGGCAATCTGAGCACCCTGGCAAACTATTTCGCGGGAAAGGCGGCAGCTCACGGGCTGCCTTCCCTTGCTAAAGCACTGTCCAGCAAATACGGCAGCCTGATTGTTGCGAACGTAGCCAAAACCCCTATTGAAGTATCCAGTGAATCCGGTAATGTAATCCAGGACATGAAAGAGGAAGGGATCACCGACAAAGGCCAGCTGCAAAAAGCTGCCGCCGTAAACGCATTGATCCAGACCCCGCTCCTGACTCTTTCCAATTCCGTTGAATCTTTGGGACTTGGTACTATGTTCGGAAAAAACATTTCCTCTAAGGCGGGGAAAGCGGCCTTGGGTGCTACCGGCGTTGTCGGCGGTGCTTTGCAACAGTCCTGGGAAGAAGGCATGCAGAGAGGTGCCAGTGATTACGCAAAAGGTGAACAGCCTGGAGGATTGACCAGCGTTGTTGATCCGTTCGAATGGACGCAAGGCCAGAAGGATGAAGCCGCGGCCGCCTTTGGCCCTGGCATGCTGTTCGGCGGTGCGGGTGCTTTGGGGAGCCGTATTGCCCGGAAATGGGCTGACCGTGATACCATTGAAGCCAACGCAAGAGAATTTAATCCCAATGATCCGAACGACAACGGGCCCCTTCCTGAATCAGGCGGGCCAGACAATAACAATAATGGTCCATCTGGAAACGGCTCAGATGCTGAAATGAAAGATGAAACCATCGACACCACCGCAACCGAAGGACCGGAAGAAACGGTATCTTCCGAAAATGAAGAAGCTACCGCCCCGGCTTCCTCCGGTGAAGACATTTCCAGTGTGACCGATGACCTTGCCAGTGCAATTACCGGACAAGAAAGTGGCGGGGATACGGAAGCAGTCAACAGTTCCACCGGTGCTTATGGATCTATGCAGATTCTCCCGTCCAACTGGGATGAATGGTCCAAGGAAGCATTAGGCCATGTTGGTGATATGAACAACGTGGATGACTACAACGCCACGGCAAAACACAAGCTGGAGCAGTATGTGCGGGACTATGGCCCGGAGGGCGCTGCCGCAGCCTGGTATGCAGGAGAGCAGAATGGTAAACGGTACGCCGATGGTCTATCCACCGGGATTGACGATGAAGGCAACGAGTATTCTTTCGATGCTCCTTTAAGTAACGGGCCTTCTGTTAATCAATATGTAGCCTCTGTCATGAGCAAGATGCAGAACGGCGGAGGTTCTTCTGCTGTTTCTTCCTTTAGTCCTGAAATGATGGTGAACACTGAAGGGAAAACGTGGGACCGGCTAGATGATTCCGTTGACGTGGAAAACGTGAAGGACGTTACCAAGGCGGGCCTGGCGGATATTGCCGATGTATATTACAACACTTTTGGCGTACCCTTGACCGTTACCTCCGGTAACGACTCCGGAGTCCATGCGGACGGCCCTCATTCCCACTATGCCGGTGTGAAGCTGGACGTGTCCGGCGGTGTGTTGGATGACCAGAAAAAGCGTCACCAGTTTATTGAAGAATGTGAGAAGCGGGGCATTGAAGTTTTGGATGAATACGAACACCCATCCCCCAATTCCACCGGCGGACACCTTGACCTGGACTTCACCAACTACAATGGTGGCGGTAACAGCAGACGTGCCGGCGGCGGTGTAAGCAGCACCGTCAGCGGTATTCCCCTGAAGGATATGACGGATTATCTGAAAGAGAATCAGCGGGAATTTGACGAATTTGGAATGAAGGATACAATTGATGATGCTCTTGGATCAAATGACCCCAGCAAGATTGAAGATGTATTCACCACGGCCAAAAACAGCAAGGACATGGTGGACTACCTGAAAGAGAACCAGCACCAGTTCAATGATCCTGACCTGAATAACGCCATTGACGAGGCCCTGACCAGTAAGAACCCAAACGTCATTGAATCCGTTTATAATGCTGTCAAGAAACAAAACGATGCTGCCGACGTGGAAACCCAGAGAATCCTTTCTGAACTTCGGGATGAAATGGGCCTTACTGACAACATCAAAAAGCAGCCCACAGCCGGTCCTGAAGTGCAGCCGCGGAAAGGCAGCAACATTACCACCACCCAGACCACCGCACAGAAACAGAAAGGCACCTTGCCCACCTTTGACAATCTGAACCGGATCCCGTTTGTGCACCGACCTTTCCTGAACAATAAAATCTATGCTCCGTATTCCTTTAACGGCAATACCAATGGCTACAGCAATGGCCTGATTAATTTGGCTCAGCGTGCTATGAATGGGGACCAGAAGGCAGCTGAGGTTTTCAGTAAAATTCGGGAAGGGGACCGGAAAATGCTGGAGGACATGGTAAGAGAGCAGCCTAAGATGCTCCAACAGGCTCCCCAGGCCGCCCCACAAACTGAGAATGTGGGCAGTACGGTAAATTCCTCCAGTGCACAGGAAAACGCGCCTGTAACGGCTCCTGGCAGCCAGCAACAGGGATATGCGAACAGCCCAAGAGGAAATACCACCACAATTGAAAGCGACGATCAGACCAAATACAAAGCTCAGTACAGACTGGCTGATGCAAATGACCTGGTGGTTTCCCACGACACGGACAGCGGCATGAACATCCGTACCAATCCTGACTATCCTTCCCAGTTCCAACCCAGAGACAGAAATAACGCCACCATGCGTCAGCAGGTTATTTCCATATCCAATAAGCTGAACCCCGGCAGACTGATGGACAGCCAGATGATTAACACCGGCGCTCCCGTAGTCAATTCCAACGGCATTGTATTAAATGGGAATGGCCGTGCCATGGGTATTAAGGCGGCCTATAGAAACGGCAGGGGAGAGGCTTATAAAAAGGCCCTGAAAGCGAACGCCCAAAGACTGGGCCTGGACCCTGCTGCCATTGACAAAATGAAGAACCCCGTCCTTGTTAGAGAAGTCAACGCCAGTCCGGACGAGATGGAAAAGATCATCACTTCCAAAGTCGGCGGAGCTGAAATGAACGCAGCCGAACGGGCTGTGCTTGACTCTAAAAAGGTTAAGGATTCCACTCTTGAAAGATTTATCGACAATACTTCCCACTCCCTGGTTACTTCGGCCAATGCGAATGATTATGTTCTTTCTGTCCTGAAAGACATCACGGGTGGCGATCCCAATAAGCTGAACCCGCTCCTGAATGACCGAATGGAACCCAGCAAGGAAGGGGTGGAACGCGCACGCAACGCCGTGTTTGCCATGGCCTATGGCGACGGCAGCGAACGTCTGCTGAGCCTTGTTACCATGGATACCGACAGCCCTATCAAGAGTTACACCACCTCTATGGTGCAGGTCTCCCCTGTTTTCGCTCTTTTGAACAAGAGAATCCAGGACGGTATGCGTTATAATATCAACGTGACCAGTCCTATTGCAGAGGCGGGTAACCGGCTGGACGGCCTGCGCAAGAACAATACCAAACTGAGTATTTATTTACAGGAACAGGCCCTTCTGCCGGACCTTTCTCCCGAAGCCCATGCCATTCTGCAATTTGTAGATGAAAGCGGACGGGGAAGCAAAAATACCACAGAGTTTTTCACGACAATGGCCAACATCATCAATCAGCTGGGGAATCCGAAGGAAGATGCTACAGCCCTCTTCCAGGATGAAGGCGTAACGCCTGACAAAATCAAGCCGATTGATGTAGTGGATTATTCCTACCATGTGATGAAAGGGGATGCTGAAAAGTATGCTTTGGGGCAGACGGGTACGCAGTTACCACAGGAAAGCAATGTTGAACAAGGGGATAAAAATGTCAACCCCGAACCTGAACAAGCTGAAAAGCCAGAAGGTGAAAACGGTAACGCACGTGAACGACATACAGCCGAAAACAATGAAATTCCTGCTGAAAGTGGCAAACAAGTTCAAACAGACGAAGCCGGGCAAACTGGTGAAGTAAATAGCGAAGCTGACGCCGAACAGAAAATTTCTTCCATCGTAGGAAAGGAAGAAATCGTAATTAATACGGCCAAAAACACTGACCGGCAGGAACTTGAAGCAACAATCGAAAACCGAACTAAGAGCGCTATCACAACCCAAATGATGGGTGCCGTCGCTGACGGGAACAATGATCTGGCAAGAACATATGACCAGTTATCACGAAAATTCCGTGACTCAGACTACAAGAAATCGCTTGTCAATCGGATTGCGGACAACGTTCTAAACCGTCTGAAAGAAACCACTGGAGAAAGTCAAGCTACAGCGCAACAAGAAAACAAGCCTGCTGTAGACACTACCCAGAAACCATACAGCAACGGCAAATTCACGGTTGATACCTACGAACACACAAAGACCCATCAACAGCTGGCGCGTGTTGCTTTCAACAAGGGACACCGGGTAGGCCATGATGATTACACCGCTATGAGGGACCTTGCCCAAAAGCATAACGGCCATTACTCCAGATTCCGCGGCATTAATGCTTTCCTGTTCCCGACTGATAAGGACAGAGACAGCTTCCTGAATGAAGGCCGGCCTAAGTTTGATTTCCCGACTCCGGAAAAAGAGAACAATGGTTTAAAACTTGCGGCTGATGAGGGAGATTACAAAAAGAGCTTTACAGCATTAGAAGCGATTAAAGGTAAAATAAACAACGCCAAAACGGTAGATGAACTGCCCGCACATTACGAAATTGACAACGCTTTACGATTTTATATGGACTTCCCAATTACGGATGGACGTCTGAGCGAACAACTGAGAAGATATGCGGGAAGTTTAAAGGCTTACAGAGATGAACGCAACGCGGAGCTGGAAAGCGCAAGAGCACGGCTGGCCAAGAGTGACAATGGTTCCAAACGCTATGAAGATGGCAGTGTGGTTACTCCTAGCGGCAAGGTAATTGCTCCGATTGACGAATGGAAAGACCCGAAAAAGAACCCGTTTGTTAATGGACAGGTCCTTAACATGGACACCATTAATAACCTTTCCGAAGAAGATGCAAACAAAGTTCTTGACATGTTCAGTGATAAGGAAAAGAAAGATGCAGTAAGGGAAGAAGAAAAGAACCTGCCACCGATTAAGCCTCAAGACTTTATTATTCGTGAAGAAAAAGGAAAGTATGTTGTTTCCACGCCTAATGGTCTTGTACAGAAATATGGTTTGAGTAAAACAACCCACGTGTTCAACCTCATGAAAGAGCACAACGGTGAGGGATCATCTTCTAATCCGTTTAAAAGTGGATATAAATGCAGATTTAACACCATGGAAGATGCTCAGGACTTTGTGAAGGCTGCCGATGATATTATCAACGACAGAAATCAGGAAGCACCGGAACCCAAACCGCAGCCTGTTGCGAAAGCCAAACCGGAAAAGAACCCGCAAAAAGAAGCGGAAGACTACTTCAAGAATCACTTCATTGTTACCACGGCACCGCCCGATGTTAAAATGACTCCTGCGGTGAAAAATGATACAATGAAAGCAGAAGAAAAGGAGGGAAAGGACCATGATGGAACTGCAAGGAAGACTGAGGGAGAAGGCGGAAGCCTGGCTGGAGGACATAGAGGAGTTCAATCCGACGTATTACAAGCAGCTAATGAAAAGAGGGAAGGAACAGGCTCTGGAAGAAATAGCAAGAGTCCTGCTAATGGAAGCGGAAAAGGAGAAAAGGTATCAGGTGGACGCACTCAGCAAGCTAAAGCTGACGACCAATTACATGAAGAACCTGAACATGATAGAGGAGACGAAGCGGGAAATCAGGGAACAGATGCAGGAAGAACTAACGAATATATTCCTGAAGTAGAAGCCGAACCTGAACCCCAGGCAAAACCGGCCAAAGAACAGAAAGCACGCGTCAACGATTATCACATGACCGAAGTACCGTCTTTTGATGGTGTAGGCGAAAAGACCCTGTTTGACCAGAACTTACAAGCTATTCAATTACTGAAACAGCTTCAAATGGACAACCGCATGGCCACAAAGAGCGAACAGGAAGTTCTCGCTAAATATAGCGGATGGGGAACGCTGGCCAACGCGTTTACCGGGAATCCGGTATGGAAAAAAGAAAACCAGGAACTGCGTGATACGGTTTCGGAAGAAGAATACAATTCCATTAAATCGTCCGTTAATACAGCCTTCTACACACCACCCGAACTTGTACAAACCATTTGGGATGGTATTAAGAAGATGGGATTTAAAGGTGGCAAGGTGCTCGACCCGTCAATGGGTACGGGCATTTTTTATGCGACCATGCCGAAGCAAATGTACAATAAGAGCAGTCTGTACGGCGTGGAAATGGAACAGTTGTCCGGCAATATTTCTAAACAGCTTTTCCAGTCAGCCGACATTAGTATTTCTCCTTATGAAGAAACTAAACTTGCTCCTGACTTCTTTGATTTGGCTGTAACGAACGTACCTTTTGCAAACGATAGGCCCTATGATCCCAAGTACAACAAGAAGCACTTTAAACTCCACAATTATTACTTTGTAAAAACCCTGAACATGGTGCGGCCTGGCGGCTTGGTAGCATTTTTAACCAGCACATCCACCATGGATAACAGCACGGAAAAAGAAGGCAACCAGCTCCGTGCAACGATCAATAACATGGCAGACCTTGTCGCGGCATTTAGACTGCCGGATACGACTTTCAAGCAGTCGGCTAAAACTGGCGTAACAACAGACTTGATTATTCTGCAACGCAGAGTAAATCCGAAACAACCGGCCCCTTATGCTCAAAAATGGATGGATACAGTAAAAATTGACCTGGATGAAAAGAAACGTCCAGGCTATATTGCTAGTGTAGCTATAAACGAATACTATAAGAATCATCCTGAAAACATGCTAGGCAGACCGGTGGCGGATAGCCAATATAACAATTATTGGTTCCAAGCCTCTGTGTCTGGAACCAACACAGATGGAACTGCCGTAGACTTTATTGACCTACTGAAAAAAGCCGTAAGCAAGCTGCCTTCCGGAATTTACAAGCAGACTGCCGATGACAATAACGGGCCTAAGCAGCAGACCACTATCCTTGCCGGTGATGAACGCGATTTTACTATCAGCGAAAGAGATGGAAAGCTGTATAAGAACAACCAGGGTAAACTCACAGAACTGAATATTGGTGACGATAAAGCCAAAATGGTTCGCTCCTATCTCAAGCTGCGGGATGCTGGCAAGAAACTGTTGCAAGATCAGTCCGACCCCGATGTTTCTGATGCTGTGCTGGAGAAGGAACGCAAAGATGTAAACGGCATTTATGACAACTTTGTTAAGAAATTCGGCTACCTCAACAACAAAAACAACCTGAAATATTACGGCACCGACCCTGACTATGGTATGATTGGTGCTTTTGAAAGGTACACTGAACCAACCAAAACCAAAAAAGAATCCGCAGAAAAAGCCGACATTTTCTTTAAACGGACTACTGGCAAGTATAAAGCCGTTACTCATGCAGACAGCCCTACCGATGCACTTGCCCTTTCCATTTCCCAAAAGGGGAAGGTGGACATGGACTATATGGCAAAGCTCATGGGTACCAAAGATAAAAACGCCATTTATGAAAAACTGGAAGGTCAAATCTATAAAGATCCGACCAGTAAGTCCTATGTGCTTGCAGAAGAATATCTTTCCGGAAGTGTAAGAAAGAAGCTGGAACAGGCAAGGGAAATGGCCAAGACAGACAGCTCCTATAAAGTCAACGTAGAAGCCCTGGAAAGAGTACAGCCTGCGCCATTAAATGAAACACAAATCAAAGTCAACATCGGTGCAAACTGGATCCCGGTTAGTTACTATAATCAATTTTTGAACGACCTAATCGGCAGAGATGCAGTAAGAGTGGATTATTCTGAACTCACTAGCAAATGGCTGATTGAAAATGGGAAACACCTTAAATACTATCGTCCTGAATATGAAAAGTGGAGCACTAGCAGAAAGAGCTTCCGTGATATTCTCAATGCTGCACTGAATATGAAAAGCATTGTCGTAACTAACAAACTGGACGATGGCAAAGAAGAAACCGATAGAGAAGCAACTGAAGCTGTAAATACCAAAATTGAAGAACTGAAAGACACATTTACTAACTGGCTCTGGGGAGAACCAGAACGGAAAAAGCGGCTGCTAAAAATTTACAATGATACGTTCAATGACAATGTGCTCCGGAATTATGATGGATCCCGTCTTGACTTCACGGGCACCGGCATGAACGAAAAAATTCAACTCCGGCCTCATCAGAAAGATGCAGTTTGGAGAATCATGCAGCGGAAGAACGTCCTGCTTGCTCATTGTGTCGGCAGCGGTAAAACATTTACCATGCAGGCAGCCGGTATGGAAATGAAGCGCCTGGGTATCATCCACAAACCGATGTACTCTGTTCCTGCCAATGTGGTTCCACAGTTTGCCAGCGATTTTAGAACTCTTTATCCCGACGCCAAGATTCTCGTCCTTACTTCTAAGGATCTGCCGGGTGCCAAAATAACCGATGAATTTAATGAAAAACTGGACACCACTAACCACAAAGAAGAAAAAGATCAGGAAACTGGTGGGAAGAAAAGCAAGAGAGCAGAAAACTCAGAAACGGTAGAGCAACAATTAGCAAGACTTGAAAAACGGAGAAGAACGCTTTCTCGTATTGGCACCGAAGATTGGGACGCCATTATTATTTCCCATGAGCTGTTAAAGCAAATGCCGCTGTCCCCTGAAGCCTATAACGCATTTTACAAAGAGCAGCTGGCCCTGCTGGAACAGGCAATTTATGATGCTAAGGCAAACGATGATGGAAAGTTAGGCAAGAGACAAGTAAAGGCGCTGGAAGCAGCAAAGAAGAATCTCCAAGACCGTCTGAAACGAGATATTGCCGAAGATAAGAAAGAAGTTGTTATCCCGTTCGAAAACTTAGGCATTGACCAGCTCTTTGTTGATGAAGCAGACCTTTTCAAGAACCTCACATTCTACACCACGCACAATCGTTTGAAAGGTATCAGCCAGTCCCATGCCGCACGCTCTACCGACCTTTATGTCAAGGCAAGATGGCTGAGCAAGACGTATAACGGCGGTGGCGTATGCTTCGCTACAGGCACTCCAATTTCCAATTCCATGAACGAAATGTACACCATGATGCGCTACCTCGACTACTCCGGCCTGGAGAAGCTGAGACTCATGGCTTTTGACTCCTGGCTTACGCAGTTTGGCCAAGTCACCGAAGATTATGAACCGGATACTACAGGCGATAAACCGAAGAAAGTGGAACGCGCTTCGTTCAATAACGTGCCTCAGCTTATTTCTGAATATCGAAAATTCGCCGATATTAAAATGATTGAGGACCTGCCTTATCTTAAGCTGCCGAAACTGAAAGATGGCCATGATACGGTAATTGAAGTTCCTGCATCCGACACATTTACCAATAAACTCAAACCTGAGATGATTCATCGGCTGGAAAAAATTCAGCATTCTTCCGACAAGAAGGCGGATAATACACTGAAATGGATCGGTGACTATCGCAAAATGACGCTTGATTTACGTCTTTATGATTCTAGTATTCCAGAAAGCGAAGCGGCCAATAAGATTAACGCCTGCTGTGATGAGGCTTACAAGAAGTGGAAAGAAACCACAAAGGCAACAGACACAACCGCCGAGAACGGTGCGCAACTTATCTTCTGTGATGTAATTTCCGCCGATAAAGACAAGAACAAAAGCAAAAACGATGAAAGCGACAATGAAGATGAAAACGAGAACAAGGACGAATTTGCGGAAGAATCCAAGGAAGCCAAATCAACCTACCAGTGGATTAAGGACGGCCTTGTAAGACGCGGTATCCCTGAGAATCAAATTGCATTTGTACATGACGCAAAGAACAACACGGAAAAGAAAGCTCTGTTCGACCGTGTCGACAATGGGGATGTAAGAATCCTGATTGGTTCTACAACTAAAATGGGTGCCGGTACAAACTGCCAGCATCATTTAGTCGCCCTGCACCACCTCACTTTACCATGGCGGCCGCGTGATATTGAACAGCGGGAAGGCAGAATCCTGCGCCAGGGGAACTTAAACAAGGAGGTTGAAATCTTCCATTATGTGACCAAAGGTTCCTTTGACCAGTACAACTTGAACATGCTAAAGAACAAAGCAAAAATGATCCACGCTGTTATGCACGGTGACTCTGATATTTCCTCCATGGATGACGTGGGCGAAGAAACAGTAAACTTCGGAGAACTGGAAGCTGTTGCTACCCAAGACCCGGCCATGCTTGAATTTACCAAGCTGAGTAATACGGTAAACAAACTGCGTATTAGCCAGAACGCATGGAACACCGAAATCATGAACAAAAATCAGGAACTGGCAAGGCTCCCGGCAAGAATCAAAGCCAACGAAAGAATTATTGCAGACGTAACCAAAGACTTAAAGATCCGCAAAAACATCAAGGGAGACAATTTCCGGATCACTCTTAACGGTCATACCTTTACGAAGCAGAAAGACGCGCAGGATTATTTAAAGCAGAATCCTGGTATTCTGGATAAGCCCGTTAAAGTTATTATCGGGTCTATCGCTGGAATGAAGATTACCGTAATGAAACAAGGTTCTTCTGCTCCAAGTATGGAAATATCCGGTCCTGGCGGCATTCCTTATATTGTGCAAAATCCCTATTCTGTTGCGTCTATTGCCTACACGGTAAACGCTTTCCCCGAAATGCGGAAAAAAGAAGCAGAAGAAGAACTGAAGAACTGCAAGCGCTCCAAGGAAATTTTAGAAGAAGAAGTCAAAAAGCCGTTCAGTAAGGAAAAGGAACTGAATGAAGCTGTTATCAAACTGAACAAATTAAAAGCACAAATAGGCAAAGCAGGAAACGGCGCAAAAATCGCCAGCCAGCAAGCAGCAGCCACGGAAGCCGAAGCAACAGATGTAAGCGACCAGTACTCTATCGTTTCCGATGATATTCCGGACACCAATATCCAACGCTCCCTGGATAGCTTGAAACAGGAAGTTCGTGATGCTTTCCCCCAGGCTGAAATCAGCGACATCGATAACAGCCAGATGAAAGTCAAGACCGCAGCCGGGACCATTACCGTTGACCTGCATAAAAACATCATTGTAGGTGAAAAGGCCGAAAAGAAGGCCCGGAAAGAGCACGGAATGGACTCCACCGGGAACATTGTGGTAGAAGGCTATTACAAGCAAGGCGGCCTAAACAAGGATGCTGTGATTGCACTTTCCCAGGAAAGCAGCGAAGGGTCCGCTTACCACGAAGCCTTCCACGCGGCATGGGATATGGCCCTCAACGACAAGGAAAAGGCGGCCATGACCAAATACTATAGCAAGCACACCGGAGGAAAGACGGTAAGCGAAGCTATGGCAGACGGCTACAAGGAATGGAAGAAGCAGCGCACCGAAGGGAAAGGATCCTATTACGGGAAGCTGTTCCAGAAAGTCAACGACTTTGTAAACAAGGCCAAGGCCATTCTGACCGGTGTTGAAAACGTCCACAACGTTATGCGCAAAGTAGCCGAAGGGAACGTCTGGAACCGGTCCGCGGAAATCAATGATGCAGCTATGAGAGCAGCTTCTAACCGTTCTTCTAATACGGCTGAGCAGCAGGAATACAAGAGTGCAGGAACTTCTTTGAACCAAATCCCTGCCATGTTCAAGAGAATCCCCTGGAAGCAGGGAACGAAGAATATTGATATTGGCGGTGGGAAATACAACACAGCTACTGAATACCTAAGGAACCAACATGACGTAGAAAATATTGTTTTCGATCCGTATAATCGGACCAAGGCGGAAAATGAAAAGGCCATGGAGGCCATTAGAGGCAAAGCAGACACAGTAACTGTAGCTAATGTCTTGAATGTCATTAAAGAATCAGCATGGAGAAGAAATGTTATTCTGCAAGCTGCTAAGGCGTTAAAAAAGGACGGAACCGCTTATTTCCAGATTTATGAAGGAAACAAAAGTGGAGTCGGCAACGCCACACAGAAGCAGCAGAGCTACCAGAACAATATGAAAGCCTCTGAATATGTAGGAGAAATTCAGGACTACTTCAAGGACGTTGACAGAAAAGGCAATGTTATTATTGCCAAGAATCCGGACTTCAACCCCACTGATAAAGCGGTATGGTCCATGGATGACCTGGCAACGGACGATGTTGCTTTCTCCATCCGGAACGCTACCGACAACCTGAGAACCAAGCTCAAGAACGACAAGGACGACAGGATCAAAGTGGCGGCTGATAAGGTGGTCAGAGAAATGAGCATTACTCAGACCCTCCTCCGTTCTCCGTCCTATATCGCTGAACATGTGAAACGTTTTGCAGCTTTCTTCAAAATGGCTGTTAAGTCCCAGGAAACCCAGGAACACTTGCGGAACCTGTTCAACAAACAGCTGAACCGTATCCACCACCTGTACCTCCATTCCAAACAAGATGTGCAGGACTGGGCTGGTCTCTTGTGGCAAGGTGATGCAGAAGGCAAGGAATACAGCCGCAAAGAACTGGAAGAAATGGGAGTGGCTGAGAATGTAGCCAACGCCTATAGTGCCACCAGAGCTTTGATTAATCACGTCTACAAGATGTTAAACGAGACCCGGAACCATGTTGAAACCATCCAAAAACGGATGAGTAAGGATCAGTTGAAGAACCTGATGAAGGACAAATTCGCTGAAATTACCCGCGTGGAAGATAGAGGACCCGTCAAGAAGGGCAGCAAGGAACACGAATACCTTGTGACTTACAAGCGGCCTAAGACCTGGAGAACCACCGATACTGTAGACGCAAAGATGCTGAAACAGTTAAAGAGTGATCCGAACATCCAGGTGCTTTCCGAAGAAAAGAAAGGAAAGAACTACGAAGTTGTTTATGAAGAACGCCGCGGCGACATTCATAAGCTGGAAGGCTACATTCCTCACTTCTTCCATGACTTCTTTGTTGTTGTAAAAGACGAGGACGGCAACAATGTTGTTGTTGGCAGCGGACGGAATATCAAGGATGCTTACAAGAAGGCGGAAGCCTACATCAAGGAGCATCCGGAATACGCCGATGATGTGACGATTGCCCCGAAGTCCTTTAACTTTGAGGACGATGCACACGCACGGGCCGTGGAAATCGGTGATGGTCAGTTCTTTGCTATGGTTAAGAAGTGTGAAGATCAGCTCAACATGACCATGAAAGAGGCCCGCGATTTCCTGTCCGACAAGGTAAAGACCAAAAATCGGCATCGTTTTTACGGCAACTTCCTCCAGCGGAAAGGGGCCCTGGGCTTTGAAGAAAATATTGACTGGGTACTGCACCATTACTTAAACTCTGCTGCCCGTTATATTGCCCTGGAGCCTTTCAAGTCCGGAGCTATCTCCCTGTTTGAACGCTACTTCGGAGCCTGGAATAAAGATTATAACGACAACCAGCTGGCCCACTACGTCAAGGACTATATCAACGATGTAAACGGAAACCCCAACAGCATTGAAATGAGAATCAATGAATGGCTGAACAGTATCCCATTCTGGCGGGATTTTGTATCCTCCAAGTTTGGGGACCGGGCTGCCCTGGAGCTGACCAACCGTATCACTTCCACCATTTCCGTTGCCAAGCTAGGCTTCTGCAATGTTTCCTCCGCCATGATGAACTTAATTCAGATTCTTAATGCTTACGGCATTACGGGGGATATGATGGCTACGGTGAAAGCCTGCGGCCATGCAATCCGTCCTAACTTCCGTGACCTGCGAGTATTGCGTGACTGCTTCATTGAGGACGATGTGCGACTGGATGCAGGGGCCGGTGGTTATACCGCCTTCCGTCCGCGTTCCATCCTGGGAAAGACTATGGGCATGTTCTCCTTCTTTGATTCCTATTCCAGAAAGGTAGCCGCTCTCTCCGCTTTCTATCACGCAATCAAAGAAGGCAAGACCTACAGTGAAGCCATTGAATACGCTAAAATGGTTAACCGGAAAGCCAACTTCGATTACAGCCCCGTTGATGCTCCGGCCGCCTTCCGGAAAGTGCAGGGATCCGTTATCGGGGACTTGATGCTGCAATTCCAGAAATACAAGGCCAAGCAGTTGGAATTAATGTACGACATTACGTTCAATGGTCCTAAGGGTAAGGCTCTGAAATTCTGGGGGATGTATTTCCTAATTGCTGGACTTTACCAGTTTCCCGTTTCCGATTGGTTCAACGACCTGTTTAAGGAAATCCTAGGTGTTGACTATAAGCTGAAAATCAAAGGTGCTATCATGGATGCAGCTGGTGACAGTGAAATCGGGCGCGGCCTTGCACGGATTGCCATGTATGGGCTGCTGGCTGCCCGGCCTATCAACATTGATATTTCTCAACGGGCAGGCATGGGAGATTTCGTTCTGCCGCCTAACTCGACTCTGGTTGATATTGTCGGCGGTCCTACCATTTCCACCATCACGCAGATGTATATCGGTATCCATAAGAATGATCCAATCCAGGTCCTGAAAGGATTCTCTCCGGCCCTGGGCAACTATGCACAAGTTCTTCTGGGAAAAACCGTAGACAAAAAAGGACGGACCATGCGCGGGCTTGACAGCACCTATGACAAGATTGTTAAGGCTGTAGGTTTCCGGCTGGCAGACGAATCCATCAACTCCGACATTTCCCAGGTAAAAAGACAGAGACAATCCGAATTGCAGGAAGAACGGCAGGGATTCATCCGGAGCCTGCTGGACAAGGAAGAAGCTGGAGAACCGAGAACGGCAGAAGACGTTCAGAAGATGAAAGAGTTTGGAATCACCAACAAGAAATTGAAGCAATACAGAAATCAGTGCAACAGCTCCTTCAATGAACGTGTTTCCAAGACGGGTTCCAAGAAGTTCCGTGAATCAAATGACGCACTGATGAATTTTGCACAGTAAAACAAACATTAAAAAAGAGGCACCACTAAAGTTGGTGCTTCTTTTCTTTTATCCAAGAGAGGAGAATGAACCATGATTTTAGGCATTGACGTTTCTGAAAACAACAGCTGTATCCCCTGGGACGAACTGGAAGCAGAAGGTGTGAAGTTCTGCTACGTCCGCTGCTCCTATGGCAAGCATGGCCGGGATGAAAACTTCAAAGCTAATGTTGACGCTGCCCATGCTCATGGTATGTTAGTCGGCGCTTATCACTATGACTATTCTCTTTCCGTGGAAGACGCACGGGAAAACGCCGAAAACTGCCGGGCAGCCATTGATGAAGCTGGCGTGCTCCTGGAACTGCCCGTGTTTTATGATATGGAAGACGCGGATCACTGGAAAGAGAATCATGAGTTCCCTCGCGACCCCGCTACCATTCCGGATCCGGATGATCCGGACGCAGAAGACCCCGGCTGGGCTCCGGACCCAGGAACTGTTTCTTCTATGTGTGCTGTATTTGGCGAAACCATCGGTCTTAACTGGGGCGTCTACGCTTCCTATAGTTGGTTATCTGATGTAATTGATTGGAAAGGTTTGGGCTGTCCCATCTGGAACGCCGAATGGGGTCCTCATGATGACATTCAGGGGTACGTATGGCAGTGGACGGACAATTACAACGGCTACAATATTGACGGGAATTACATGTACGATGAGAATTTATTCGTGAATTAGGAATAAAACATGCAAAGCGCTCATAGGCTTTCATATTTGACCTATGAGCGTTTTCCTTTCGTTACGCAAGGAAACACAAACGGAAGAAAATAAAACCTCTAAAACTGCCTTGAAAAGAGGTAACTTTATGGATGAAAACAAGAAAAGACTGTTAGCAATAATTATTTTAGTTTGTGCGGCCGGTTTGATTGCCGGAGCGGTTTATGAATGGAACCAAAACAAGAGTGCGAAAGCAAAAATCATTTACCCGGAGGAACTACAACAGACGGAAACCATACAAAAGAAACTTTCCATCAACAAGGACAACGCCGAACAGCTTCAGAGAAAAATTCAAACGGCTCAACCGAATGTGACCTATTACATTTCTTCTCCCTCTGTTGAGGCAGCAGCAACAGAAACAGCCAGGAAGATTAACGCCGGTGATGAGTCCCTGCCGAAAATCGCAACAGAGAAAACTGACAGGACCGTGGTTACTCCAGACACTAAACAGCAAAAGGTTGACGTGTACAAGATTAACTTAAACAAGGCCCACAAAATTAAAGCTGGCGTAATGACCACGGGAGACAAGACTTATTACGGTGTCGGTTATCAGCAAGGCAAATGGGAAGGGATGGTTTATACCCGATCCGGAAAGAAGATTGAAAGTGTAAGCATTACTTACACGTTGAAGGAATGGTGAAGTTTGCCACCGAAATTGATTTCGGTCACAAACCTCAAAAATCGGGAAATTTGAGGCTTGAAAAATTTCAGACCTCAAAAATCGCAGAATTTAAGGTCAGAAGGAGAACAATATGAAATGGTTTATATACGCCGCCTTGCAGATGGTGTGTATGGTGATATGCTACTTAACGAATTGGCTTGTAGTGATTTTCGCAAACGAGGAAGGCGAATTGCCTGGCTTCTTGAGACTGTGGCAGACTTGGGACGATACCCTGGACAACAAAACGGACGTAGGCCGGATGCCCAGCTTTTTGCAATATGACTGGGATTCGCACTATGCCCAGAGCAAGGTGACGGAAAAAGGACAAACTCGGTATGTTGAGCAGCTAGTTGAACCGTTCGGCCTGGCTGACAGGATCCGGAGATACTTTTGTCGTTGTCACTGGCTCTATCGCAACTGCGCCTATGGTTTCGCTTTCTACCTTTTTGGGCGTGACGTTACGCCACCCGTTCAACAAAAGACAGGGAAAGATTGGTATTTCTGCCACCAGGGAAGCACCTGGGCATTCAAGTGCGAATCTGAAATCAAGAATGGCTGGAAATGGAAAATTTACCTGGGCTGGAAAATCCAGAGAAGCCTGGACAATGAACACCGGGCCATGATTGCAAATCGTTTGTGGTTTTCCAAATCTTGATGTATAATAATATCACTATAGTGGTTCCCGGCTGGGTCCCAGAACGGGGTAGGCATTAGAGCTTAGCACTCCTTTGCCGGGAGCGAGGTGGAGATTCCTAGGACAACGCACTGCAGTGTGTAGACCGTCTCCACCTTTATTTAATATGCCAAGGAAAAGCAGGTGACTGCTTTGCGGGGATGACATTTTCCAATGTTGTCCCCGATTTTTTTGTGGTATAATTAAATAATACGAAAACTATAGATGTTTTATAGGGCGCAAGTCATGTAGACAAGTGCCCGAATTTTTTATGCAGCAATAGGATAGACGATGGAGAACCAGCCTTTCCCGATCCGTATTTCAAGGTTCGCACTGAGGCGAACCTTGCCCACCAACTGAAAAATCCAGGCGGAACTTGACAAGTTCCGCCTGATTTGTTATAGTTCCTCTGTAATACGCAATGAGGGGGTTGGCATCCCTGAGCGTTCGCTTCACAAGAGAGGCCGCTTTCGAGCGGCAAACAGGGTGGAACCGCGGAACAACCTCCCGTCCCTGTAATGTAGAGTATCCTGTCTATATTACAGAGACGGGAGTTTTTGTATAGGAGGAGAGAAA